TGGCCCATAAAGTTATCCACACTGGAAACACCTTTGTCCACAGGGCAGACGTTCCTCAGCCTTTTATACACAGCCCCTCAGACGCGTTTAGAGGCCCGTAGAGGCCATCGGCCTAGAGTTGGACCCTTCCCCTAGACGACCCCCTAACGGCCTCCTATGGATATTTTTGGTCAAAGCCTGACCCCTCAAACCCGCCCCGGCGAGGGGTTAAGCCACCCTCTCGCTCTTGAGCCTAAGCCCGATTGCCCCTCTCCCGGCTCCCTCCCCAAATCCCATTCCCCAGCCTCCCCTCCCCATAGATAAATTCCCCCGAAAACACCTGTAACTAGCGGATATAAATTCGCCATTGGCGATAGTCCCGCTGGCGAGGACGCTTTTCCAATAAAAATTTTTAAAATCAAAGGGTTACGTGATTTTCTTGGGTCGGTTTGGCATATTGTGCGGCATAGGCGGGAAAGTTTGATTAAGATCAAGGGGTCGAGGGGCTATCTGGTTCCTCACCCTTTGACAGTTTGGAAGGAGGAATCTATGGGAAGACAACCAAAAGGAGTATTAGAAAATGTGCAGAAACATTCATTGCCTGATGATGATGCAGGGCCAGCGAGTAGGCATGGACGAGCTGATGGCTCTCTTGCAACAGCGCTTCGGTGGATCAAAGCCGGAGAAAGAACCTACACACGAGGAAGCGATAGCAGCCGCCATCGAAGGGGCCGAGACTCAAGCAAGGGGTCTGGAAGTGGCCTTAAAAATCCTCCGGCAGACGCCCCCGGAAGACGGGGCCAAGCTGGTAGGGCTGGAAGTAGGGATGCCGAAAGACCCGAAAAAGCACGGGGTATCCAGTGTCGCTTCCTACGAATTGGAAGGCGGGTCTTTCCTCGTGATCGGGATTGATCATCTGACGCAAGAGAAGATCGAGCACACCAGCCCGAACGAGCACGGGGTAGAAGGTCTGGTGATGGCTACCCGCGAAGAGTTGACGAAGAAGGCTGTAGCGGCGGCTGAAGCAAGCGAAGCCGTGTCGAAGGCCGAAGCCCAGACAACGCATTAAGTTGTTGGAATAGGAGCCGGAGGATACCGCGAAGAACCCTCCGGCTTTTTGCCGTATGTCGTCAGTGTCGCTCTCCTACTCCGTTGTCAATGAGTTCACTTTACGCTCTACGGCTGAGCTGGCTTTGACGTTTCTCATGCAGGCCGCGTATTTCCTTACGGCCACGGGTTCATAAACCCAGCGGGAGCACCGTCAGGGCCGGAGAAATCATCCCCGGAGGCCAGCCATAGCAGGATGGCACATACGCCTACGATCCAGAGCACGGCCACAGCTCCTTAATACGTAGCAGGGTAGCTTCCAGTTCTTGAGCTGACGCTAGGGCCTTGTCCAGCGGGGAAGTGTCCACTTCGATTTTCAGCGGAAGCCGCTCATCCTCGATAACCTCCACATCGCCGCAAGCAATGCGACTGTCGAGATGCGCTCTCGTGCAGTAGTTCTCGTACTTGGTCCCGTCTGGTTTGGTTTTCTTTTCACCGTGGCCGATGAAGACGAGTGTTACGTGCTCATCCAAGGTGCCGTCGATGACTTCGTAGTTGTTACCGCTATGTACGTATTTGACTTTCATGTGTTTCTCCTTTAATAGTCGTGGTTAGGACGGCGGAAGCCGATGGATTCCAGTCCCGTCACCTTATCGAACTCAGCCCAGCTCGTCAGCTTGTCGATGTCACCCCTGCCATTCGGCAGTTTTGGCGGGAAGGGCCGTAGGAATTTGTCGATGCACGGGACAATAGAACCAACGTGAATGCCGCTGTCGAACCTCACCCCGTAACCCTTCGGTGCCAGCGTATTGTAGCCGGGTAGTGCTACAACAGTACCAATGCAGCCATTGTAGATGGCATCAGCAGCGTTTTCAGGCAAGCCGTGGATTTCTACCCGTTGGCTCATTTCATACTTCGTCATAAAGACTCCCCTTTGGTCCGCAAGAGCCGAAGCCTCTGCGTTGAATGCTGCAAAACTGAATTCCCGGCTTGCCGGTGATCGTATTAACCGGGATGGATGGGTGCTTGCACTCCAAGAACTCCGTGGTAAGGATGTTCATAATGCTCCTTACCCTGTGTTTGCACTTAATACAGGCCTTAGTGCTCATTTCATCTCCTTTGGTTTCAGCAGAGCGTACATACGCTCCGTGGTTGCATCGTAGACAGCCTTAGCTGCCTTCGCTCGTCCGTCCGCTGGCCCTTCCGTGAGGGCTAAGAAGAGCTGGCTCCCCTTAGCAGCAAACGTGTCCTTGTACTTCAACCCGTTCATGCAGCAATAATCTCTTGAAAGAACTTGCCGAACACGTATAGAAGCACTACTACCACGCCCAGGGCGAGCACGAACTTGAAAAAGCCCCAGAACACGATAACGAGCGTGACAATGGCGCTAATGCCGATGACGCCCAGGAAACCGGAGATGACGGTCATCATGAACTCGCTTTCCAGCATGAAGGCTAAGAGGATAGCCAACACTTGTTTGATCTTTACCATGACTCACACCATCCTGTCGTAGAAGTACCACACCGTCACGCCGAACAGGATCAGCAGCAAGGCTAAGCCTTTCGTCCACGTTGCTACTAGAGCTAGAACGCCAACGAGTACCAAAATCAACGCAGCGAAGAACACAGCCTTCACGAACGTCCATACTTTCCTTAAAATTTCCATCTATTTCTCCTTTTGATTGAACTCGTAAAGCTGTTTGTGGTTCCCGCCGTACACATTATCGCATATCCTGCGCCAAGTACACACCATTGTCGCATCGGTAGGTACGGAGTGGTTCATACCGCGTTGCTACGTAGCCTTCAGGACGGCAGTTGTGCGTCCTGTAGAACGTACTTACCTGCTCCTGACGAACCGCACGCTCTTGTTCCAGTTCAGGGCCACGTACGCTGTGCAAGTACCAGCCAGCTATGGCAAGGGTTACAACCATTGCCCAGCCGAAGTACTTCCAGAAATTGTCATCTTCCATCGGCATGTTACGCCCCCTTACAGCACAAAACGGCTTTCAGTCGGTGTACGACTTCCACCAGCGACTCTTGATTCTTCATCACCGTCTCGATGTCCTTGTAGCTCGACGGAATCTCGTCCAGCACAGCGCTATCCTTGCGACACTCGACGCCCTGCGTCTGTGCGATGAGGTCGGCAACAGTGAACTGCTGCTTAGCCTTCGTTCGTGACATCTTACGACCGGAGCCGTGGGAGCATGAACAGTAGGACTCCTTGTTACCTTTGCCCCTTACGATGAAGCTGGTCTGGCCCATCGCGGAAGGGATGATGCCGAGGTCGTCAACACCAGCCTTGATAGCACCTTTGCGGGTAATCCACAGGTCTTTTCCAAAATGCTTCTCCTTCACTACGTAGTTGTGATGGCAGTTGATCGCCTCTTCGGTGATGCCGAACGGGACGGTGATTTCCTTGCGGAGCACATCCAGCACAGCTTGCAGCATCGCCTTACGGTTTTCCATCGCGTAGTCTTGCGCCCATTGGACGGCTGCTACGTAGTCATCGAACAGGTCAGTACCTTGCGGCAGGTAGGCCAGATCGCCGTCCGGTAGCGTGATGTGGAACTGTTCCATCAGCTCCTTGCCCTTGTTGATGTAGTACGTACCGATCATGTTGCCGATGCCACGGGAGCCAGAGTGCAGCATAACCCAGACATCATCGTTCTCGTCGCCGCAGATTTCGATGAAATGGTTGCCAGAGCCGAGCGTACCGAGCTGCTTACCAGCCTTCAGTGCAGCCTTTCCTTCGTCGCCCTTGAAAACGACCTGAACTGCGTCAGGGATTTTCGCCCAGTCGCGTACCTTATCGTAGTAGTACCTGTCGTTCTTGTGCTCCCCGCCAGTTCCCATCGGCACAGCGGCTTCGATAGCGCTACGAATCTTCGCCAGCGAATCCGGCAACTGGCTCATTTTCAGCGACAGGCGCGTAGCCACCATGCCGCAACCGATGTCCACGCCGACCATCGCCGGAACGATAGCACGCTCAGTTGCTACCACGCTACCTACCGTCGAACCAATCCCCGCATGTACATCGGGCATCACTGCAACACCTTGTCGTGCGACGAACGGGAGCCGTGCGATGTTCTTCAACTGGTTCAGGGCTTCAGTTTCAACATCTTTCGTCCAAATCTTGATAGGAACCGAACCTTCTTCCTGCACAACTTGTGCAGCCGTAGTCTTCTCTTGCATAATGTTCTCCTTGGTTAGTAAGTGTTACCATTCTCCGCCGTGGTGCTGACTGTGGCAGTTACCGCATACTAGCACACACCTCGATGCCTCCGCAAGAACCCTAGTCCACGACCAGTTTCCGATGATGCGGGACATACTGATTTCCTTCTCATCAGGGTCGCGGTGATGGAAGTCGAAAATCGCGCCGTTCTTACCGTTGTATTCAACAGTGCAGAACCAGCAGCGGTTCCCCATAGCTTCCATCAGCTTGATCTTCAGCGCCCTATGGCGTTCTCGCTTCGCATCACGCACTTTTTCCGGGTTACTTTTCACCCATCGCTTCTGCGCAGCCGCACGGGTGGCAGCAGTCCCAGTGTATCGCCGGGTGTTGTGGCCGTTGACGAACTTGGCAACCCTGCCGTGCCGGTCAACAGACTTCATCACTTCCCCGCAACCGCAAGCGCAGTTAATGAATGGCGCTTCTTCGTACTTCTTCTTATGATAACGCTGCTTAGGCGTCAGTCCATCGTCCTGCATACTACCTCCTAAAGTTAAAATCATACCACAGCCATTGTCTGCTGTCAACTTTAGGAGTGTAGCAAGGTAGTAGTACTTACTCCGGTACAGTGAAGGTCAAGCCGAATTCGTCAGCAATACGTTGCAATCCGAGCGTCAGAGCAGTTATATCGAACACAGGTTCCTTTTCTTCGTTAAGGGTGTAGTCGTCATGCACTTCTTGCAGCTTGCGGAACATACGTTCATACGCAGTAATCTCTTCTGGAACTGCGAATCCCTTTTCCAGCAACGAGCTTACGGTTTCGCCCTCCATCTCACGGGTGTACATGCTGTCTGGGATACGACAGCCAACAGCACACATCAGACCACCCTCGTCACGGTATGCGCAACCGATGCTGTCGGACACGGCAGGGCGACCCTGCGCGTACAGGTGTGCCACAACAGCGTCGAATTCGAATTGCTTGGTGTTCATTTTGTTCTCCTTGGTTAGTGTGCTCTGTCGAGCTGGTAAGTAGGATTGTAAGGCTACTTACGTGTGCTGTCAAGCATTTTGTTGCTGGTATTCACGCACGATGGCATCCACCTTCGCCCAGAGCACCGGGCAACCGCCGACAAGGGCTTCGTCCAGCAGCGCACGCGTCTCCGCAGCGAACACCGGGGCGAATGCCGGGTCGTCCCGAAGGATCGTCATGTTGTGCAGGCGGTCGGCCAGCTTCAGGGTCTTCACTTTCGCCGGTGCCATCGCAAGACGGGCGACTTCAAACGCCTTTTTCGTCGCACGCTTCGGCTGAGGGTCGGGCCACACCGTCTTCGTCACAAATTCAACGAGCATCGCCACTTCACCGCCGAAGCTGTCGTAAATCGTAGGTAGTGTTACGTGCGTATCTTCGACAACATCGTGCAGGATTGCCGCGATCAGCAACTCCAAGTCCTCATGGCCGTGTTGGAACAGGATTTCGCTGACTGCCTTCGGGTGCGTGTAGTAGTCCTCGCCCGTGTATTTGCGCTTCTGGCCGGAGTGGGCAGCACAGGCAAACCCGGCTGCGAACGTGATGGCTACGGCGTCATTGATGTCTTGTTGATTCATTTTCTTCTCCTTGTAAAAGCCGGGGAAGCCCGACTGGGCTGCATTCCCGGCAAAATTTTTCGCGGCCCGCCTGCGGCGCTTAATGGCCCACTGGCCCGTACATAAACATTACCGGATAACCGGCTTGATTCCATTTTGGCGGTCTTTTCACCTTCACGCCCAGCAGCTTCGAATCCATACACTTCGGGAACTCGCTCTCGGACGATCTGTGGGTCTTCGTAATCACGCCGTTTCGGTTCACTCGGCCCAGCCACAAGAACCAGCCATCAACCCCTTCAGAGTCGGGGCATTTGGCTGCTGCGGCCTCGTACACCTTTTCCATCGCCCGGTCGAAGTCAACTGCGTCCCGCAGATGCCGGGTTCCAATCCGGGCTTCCCATTCCCACCTTTCAGGGTCGTCAGGCCCACGGAATTTCCCCCTTTGGGGTTCAGTTGCCGGGGTTGCGAGTTCCTGCGATTTAGCGGAAGGGGCGGCATAGCAGCAAGCCACACCGATTGCTACGGCGACTACCCGAATCAAAAAATACCGTGTCATTTTGGCCTCCGTTGTCGAAAGCCCCAGTATGCGGTCTGAGCCTGCCTGCTGCGTTGCGCACAGTCAGAAACGCGCTACCAGATTGCTCACCGTCATAGCGTGCCAATCACCGCCACGGGCAGTCTTGGTGCCGTTCTGATTCAACTCAGCGGCGATGGCCCTGTAAGACATCCCAGCGTCAACCATCCGCTTAACAGTGGTCTTCATCCGAGCTGCGAACGCGTCAGCCTGCGACTGCATGGCGACGATGGAGCTGGCCGTGGCCTTCTTCAAAACCGCCTGTGACGCTCCAAGAGCCTCCCCACGGGCTTTCTTTGCCTGAAGGGCAGCACGGGTGCGGTCGGAAATCTGCGCACGCTCCTTCTCGGCCAGAGCGGCATAGATGTGAAGCATGAACGGGTCAACATCCTCCCCCAACATCGTGACGATGAAGCGGGGATTCGTCTTCACATACGTGAGGATGAACAGGGCATCGCGGGAGAGGCGGTCAAGCTTATTGACGACCACGTAAGCGCCCAACTTGGCTGCACGCTTGGTGACATCGGCCAGCACCGGACGGCTATCGTCAGCGCCGGATTCGACTTCCTCAGCAATCTCGATCAGCTCGTACCCGTTGTAGTGGGCGAACAAGCGGATTGCTTCGGCCTGAGCTTCCAGACCGTTGCGGGTCTTGCCCTGCTCCTTAGTACTCACCCTGCAATACCCCAGAATCTTCTTCTTCGCCATGATGCCTCCTATGTAGTCGATGAGACATCATAGCGTATAAAACTCAGACGGTCAACGGGTATTTCGTAGTCCAGTCTCTTCCGTTCACAATCAGGTTAATCGTCGGATGGGGGAGTCCAAATTCTTTCGCTAGACCCCTATGTGTACATCCGCCTTCGGCGTACCTTTGGCGGATGACGGTAGCGAGGGCGTGGTCGTATCGGCTGTTTTTCGCAACCTGAAGCTTCGTCTTCCAACCGGGAGGCAGGTTGTATTCAGCTTTCCAGTTAAGGGGCCAGATCGCCCCTGTGACGATCTTCTTTATCAGCACCCTGTGGACCCCGAAAGCTACCCCCAGTTCATCCTGAGTCTCCGGGCCATTGAAGTACCTCTCACGTATTTCAGCAACCCGCATCTCGTCTAGCTTAGCCATAGGATTGTCTTCTCCCATGACCTTCGAAAGCCCAGTACTCACCGCGTGCGCAATGTTCTCCCGGCGAGTTACCCACTCCAAGTTCGCCGCACGGTTGTCAGTTTTGACGCCGTTGATGTGATTTACTTCAGCCTTGCCTTCCAAATTCGGGAGGAATGCTCTGGCAACTAGTCGATGCACGTACTGTCGAATTTGTTTCCCTTCAGGCCCGACCGGAAGTGACACTGCATCGTATCCCCTCCCGATTTTTGCCGGTTTAAGGAACCTTTCGGACTTGTAGCTCCAAATTCTTCCGTCAGAAGAAGCGGCGTACCGCCCCTCCAACCCTGCAATGTCCTTGAACTTAGGCTGCATTCGTAACACTCGCAGCTTTCTTCGCCAGACGCAGCGCAGCGCGACGTTCTTCAGCCAACGTTGCCAGCATCTTGTACTGTTCCTGCGAAGTGTTCACTTGCTGTTCCGGGCATTTTCCGAAGACGAACAGGAACATGCGGCGGATCGCTTCCTTACGGACTGCGGTAGCGATTTCTGCCTTCGTACGCTTCTGCATCTCAATCGCCTTCGCCAGCTTCTTCTCGTGCTTGCGGCGGTCTTCATTGGCGGCGATGAAGTAAGCAGTCTCGCCCTCCAACTTCCACCGTGCAGCCTCGGCCTTGAACTCGAAGATTGCGTACTGGATGAAGTTGATGAGTTCGGCGTTCAGCTTCAGGGCATTGCGGAGGACGGATAGGTTACTCATTTTGAAATTCTCCTAGAGGTAGTTGATTTGTGCTGCGGAATTTGTGTTGCCGCTGAACATCATTATGCAGTGCTCATGGAGAAATAGAACAGGCTTTTGCATGAAAATTTTCACCTGTTGTTTCCACACATCACTTTATGAACAGTCAGCTATTATTCGTTGCGTTCTTGACAGCTTTAGCCTGCCGTGCCTTGGCGAGAGCTTCACCACGGCTCAACTTGGGGACTGCCTGTACGCCCTCAGCGGCCCCGTGAAAGCGCTGGATCGTGTCAGCATTGCGGTACAGGGAGATGGTGAACGTCCCGCCATACATGCCGACGACATCGCCGAGGTTGGTCTTGCTGATTGCCCAGCCGTCCAGCACCTTCAGTTCCAGCTCCTTTGCGAAAGCTGCGAAGTTGTGCTCTACGATGTCGAGCTTCTGTGTTTCGTTGTTCGTACTCATTGCTTACCTCCTTTGATTACGGCGAGAACCGCCTTGTTTTCCAACCCGTCGCCATCTGCGACGAGAGCTTCTTGCACGGTAATGATTGCTTCCTTGTGAGGCTCCTTGTAGTAGGCATCGTCTGCCTCCCACTTGAGCTGTCCCAGCTTCCCTTCGGTGGTGCGGAAGTACACATTGATGCTTTCCCTCTTAGGTGCCATAGGCACGGAAGGTTCGACAGGGACGTAGTACTGCTTAGGTCCGAAGTTCATTAATCCTCCTGTTTGGTTACGATAAGTAAGATTGTACTGCATCTTCCTGATTTAGTCAACACTACTTACGTTCTTACCGCCTACTTGACAGGAAGCAACTCGTATGGTACACTACGTCCGAACGAGCGCAGCGAGTGAGGACATACTATAACTTATTACTATAATTAAGGCTTCCTGAAGGGAAGCCAATAGGAAGGGAAGTAATAATACTATAGTTATATGTTTTGTGCCTATGGCACTAGTAGTATTTATAGATAGTGTTGCGTAAAGTTGACAAAACGTGGTACGTAGTGTACAATCGCTGTACATAGAGACTAAGGAGTGGTACATGGACTTTTACGTCTACCAGTTAAGACTAGCTACGTCAGAGCTTCCGTTCTACATTGGCAAGGGCAAAGGTAATCGTTCGTCACATCACTTCTACCCTAGCAATCTTGCGCGGAACTCATTGAAAAGCAACACGATTAAGAAAGCGACGAGAGAAGGTGTTGAAGTCTTAGTGGAAACTCTCCACCGCACTCCCGATGAGGCTGCTGCATTTAAACTAGAAGCTGAGCTTATCGCGCAGTACGGCAGGAAGGACAATAGTACTGGGATTCTTGCAAACCTAACAGACGGAGGCGAAGGAGCCTCTGGAAAGAAGGTAGGGGACAGCACTAGACGAAAATTAGCAGCGGGCAGGCTAGGGACGACTGTAACAGAGATTGTGAGAGCAAATATGTCGAAGGCTCAGCAAGCGATGACAGCAGCAACAAAGCAGAAGATGTCCGTTGCGGCAACCCGGCCTAGGTCGGAATTGTGGAAGCAGAGGAATAAAGAGGCAACGGCTAAACGCTACGCTGAGCAGCCATCACCGCTCAAGGGTAGGAGGCTGTCAGACGAACATAAGGCTAAGATCAAGCAAGCAATGCGGGATCGGAGAGCTAATCAAGGAACTAAATAATGGCTACTATAGCCCTAAAGGCAGGAGCCGTGTTTTTGAAGAGAAAACACGAACTCGATGACCTGTTGAAGCAACTCGACAGAGTTACACCGGAAGCGGTTGACCTTCTCGTTGACACAATGAACAACCCAAAAGAGGCGGTCAAGGTCCGCGTAGCATGTGCTGACAAGCTGCTTGACTACAAGATCAAGGTAAGCGAGGCCATCAACAAAGATGAACTGACTCGCCAGATCGCAGAAATCAAGGCTAGCGGGTTGAAGACTCCGCTGGTAGGGGACGATGTACCGAAACCAGCAGCTCCCCGTCTGGATATGAACAATATCCAAGAAGTCTAATCTAACAACCCAAGGAACAATACAAATGGCGAAGAGCTGGAAAGATTTAACCTTGGACGAAGCAGTGGAACGAGCTAAGGGAATCTCCCGGCAAGCGCTCCATATCGCAATCAAGACGTACACCAGCAATGGCCGTCTTGACATTGTAGAGCAGCTTCGCCAAGTCCGCAAGACACTGAAGCGTGACAAGCGCATTGCGAAGGTAGGTAAGGACGTAGTGGAAGCTGTCGAAGCCGACACAGCAGCCCGTGAAGCCCGCATCGCAGAGTTTGAGGCCACTGACGCCCTGCCGGTTCCCGGCTTCGAAGGTAAGTGGTCCGCTACCCGCGACGGGCGTATTTGGTCGCACTGTCGTGCAAAGTGGCTTAGCCCGGTTACGCTGAAAGGTAGCAAAGGCTACCAGTACATTTCAACTGGCACTACGATCAAGTACGTACACCGCCTAGTGGCTGCTACGCACCTACCGAATCCCGGTGGTAATCGCAACATCCGTCACAAGGACGACAATGCGAAAAACAACCACGTAGATAACCTAGAATGGTTCGGTAAGTCAAGGGTTGTTGCAAAAACTTGACAAACAAGGGTACGTAGTGTAAGATAGCGGTACTAGAGATGAAACAGCACGAAGAACCAACGGGCTGTGATGATTTGGGTAGTCGCCATTGTTCAATTCCGAAAGGAGGTTGATCCCATCTCGATAGGCTCCACGTTGCAGGAGCCTTGGCGCAGTAACCTGTCCCCGAAACGGTACGCTACGGATTGCTCCGGTGTTACCGTAGGCGACTACCCTTCCGATGTTCTCCTTGGGTTGGTTGCCCATACGGCCTTACGGCCCCGGATAAACGTAACCGGGCAGAATTCGCCGTCATAGCTCAGTTGGAAGAGCAACTGCCTTGTAAGCAGAAGGTCCGGGGTTCGATTCCTCGTGACGGCACCAGAGTTTCCTAGTTACCGCAACGAAACAAACTAGGCGTCAAGCGAGACGAAAACAGCCGACCAACAAACGTATGTCGTAAAACTCTTTTCAGGGATTAGGATAATGGTAGTCATCCTCCTTTGGAGCGAGGAAGCGGTCGTTCGATTCGACCATCCCTGACCAGAATGCACAAAACTTGACAAAACACAAGTCATGTTGTATGATAGCAGTACGTAGCGAAATTAGCTACGAAAGATTTCAGTGGGAACTTAGCTCAGCGGTAGAGCAGCTTGTTGGTTTTGGTGAAGACGTTCACACGTTGGTGCGGAAACGTACCGTACCATTGCTACTGGCAAGAAGGTCGGGGGTTCGATCCCCTCAGTTCTCGGCGCATACGAAAGGCTACCCAACGATGGTAGCAGACCTAAAACGAGGCGTCAATTCCACGCCTATTCAGCAGACGACCGGCCTAACGTACGTAGGAGAATCCGCCGCTGAAGAACGTATGCGGGATGTTAAGGAGAGTTACATGGGTATGGGAAGGCCGATTCTGGACGATAAGTTGTGTTCGTGTTGTAAGACACGGAAGCCGAAGGATCAATTCTACGGTACAACGAAAAAGTCTGGACACTGCAAACAGTGTCAAGCAGAGCAGCAAAATGCGAGACGCGAGTTTCTTGCCACATACCTTAGCAGCCACCCTTGCGTGGACTGCGGAGAAAGCGACCCAGTGGTACTTGAGTTCGATCACCAAAGCGATAAGACAGATTCTTTGTCCCGCATGGTACGAAACAATGTAACGCTCGCTAGGCTCCAAGAAGAGATTAATAAGTGCGACGTTCGGTGTGCTAACTGCCACAAGCGCCGCACTGCTAGGCAGTTTGGTTGGATTTACAAACCGGCTGGCGAAAGAGCAATCGCAGAAGCGGCGTGAGTTAATCTACTCTCACTGAGGCATGGCTAGCCGAGAAACAGAAAGCCAGAGACATTTGCGGATTAATTCAGTAGTCAGAAGAGCGGCCTCATAAGCCGTGCGTCATAGGTGCAAATCCTATATCCGCAACCAATTAACGAGTGACGATATACACGTAAGCGTCTCTATTCCGTCGAATCCGAGCATGGCGCATGGACTTGGCTGTTAACCAATGACTAGGCTGGTTCGATTCCAGCGGACGGAGCCAAAACAATATGCACTATTAGCTCAATCGGGAGAGCGTCTGCCTGTCGAGCAGAGGGTAAGCGGATCGAAACCGCTATAGTGCGCCAAAACAAAGCAGCCTTAGCTCAATGGTGGAGCGAGTGCCTTCCAAGCACAAGGACGAGAGATCGGTACTCTCAGGCTGCTCCAAGTACTTTCAAATCAGGCGCAGCCAACAGCGCCCTCCCAGTGTCTAGGAGGCGTCTGACTTGAACGTATTTATCAACTTACTCTGGGAGGGGTAATTATGCAGGAAGTTTGGAAAGATGTTGTAGGATTCGAAGAGTACTTCAAAGTGTCGAAGTTCGGCTCACTGTATAGCAAGCGTAGCGGTAAGATTTTAAGGCAGTACGTAAGTAAGGAAGGCTACCTGACTGTCGCAACAAAGATCGGCGGAAGGGGTGGGACGAATCATTGCATTAAGATTCACAGGGCGGTCGCTGAGGCTTTTCTGGATGCTCCGAGCGACGATCTAGTGTCAATGTGTAATTCACAAGGCTACGGTAACGTAATCGTTCGCCACTTGAACGGCGATAAAACAGATAACGCAGCCAGCAATCTAGCGTGGGGTACGTACAAAGATAACTCGGCTGACTTCATGCTGGCACCGAACTTTGCAGCAAGTGTGGCGAAGCGCAGCGGGAGTAATAACTTGAACGCCGGTCTAAGTGAGGATCAAGTCAAGGAGATTCGGGGCAGATACAAGCCGCGTTGCAAGGTGAACGGTGCAAGGGCATTAGCGAACGTGTACAACGTCCATCACACGAATATTAGTAGGGTTTGCAGAGGCGCGTCCTACAAGTAAGGTTTCGGCCCGTGCAGAGCCGGAAAGCCCGGAAGGGCAAATCTCCCGACAAGGACAGGCCGCTATCCAGCCTGACAGCAATGGTAGCACTAACAACGGGGATGTGACGGAATTGGCATACGTGTTACTCTTAGAAAGTAAATTCTGTGGGTTCAAGTCCCACCTTCCCTACCAAACAATGTGCGAGTGGCAGGATAAATAGGTACAGTCCAGAGGCTCAAACCCTCCGCTTTTGTCGGTTCGAATCCGGCCTTGCATACCAAGCTCAATGGTGACGATAGTGTAATGAGAGCATCTTAGTCTGTGAAACTAAGGGATCGGGATTGAAACCCAGCGTCACACCAAGAATTTATTTACTCATACGTAGTGCTACACCGGGGTTCGATTCCCATTGGTAAACGGTACTGTGCTAGCTACCGTGGGGTCATGGCTCACGAAATACGACTCCTAGCAAGATGTCGGCGTATGCGTAAATGAATTTGCTCCTGTAGCTGAGATGGATTAGCGTTTGCCTGAAAAGCAATCGAGGTTGGCTCGATACCAACTGGGAGCACCAAGTAACAATGCGTACAAGCTGAATGTTAGATAAGTCAGCGCAGTCTGTAAAACTGTAGTCGGCTCGACCGGGCGGTGGTGCAATTCCATCTGTGCGCACCAAACAATATCTCGTTCGTCTAAAGGTAAGGACGGTGGACTTTCAATCCGCAAATGTTGAGTTCAAGTCTCACACGGGATACCAATACATTGCTCCTTTAGTTCAATGGTAGAACTTCGTCCTTACACGGCGATTACGTAAGTTCGATTCTTACAGGGAGTACCAAGCTTCGGGGCATCTTGAGGGCTTGACGCTGCACTTGCACTGCGGTAGGAACGGTTCGATACCGTTATGCTCCACCAGAATGAGCGCACAGCGCACAGAACCCGCGATATGGCCGAGTGACTAGGCAGTTGCCTGCAAAGCTTCGTAGGCGGTTTAGAATACCGCTATCGCGTCCAGAACAATACGTGGTCCAGAGGACAGGCTTCGGCGCTACGAACGCTGGATGAGAGGTTCGACTCCTTTACTACGTGCCAGACTTTCACTACAAAGCAGTGTTTCAGCAAATGCTGAAAATGCTTATTCTAATGAAAGGAAGATTAACCAGCCGGGGCGCTGGCGGGGCTTGCTAAGCCTTTGGTACGCGTCGAGCGTATGGCAGTCGGGATGTCAGTCTTCCGCCAAAGAATATGGAGGGTGCCGCGTAGGACGCAAAGAGGACTTGAAATCCTTGGTACTTGTGAGGAACAGGTAATGGTTCGATTCCTTCACCCTTCGCCAGAATAGGTTGGCCGTACATTGGTCTTAATTGGCTAAGAACGGCGTGATGGTACTAAAGTACATGGAAGCAGGGAAGTGCTACTGAGGCGATTACTGCCGGTTTAATGTGAGGTTTCCGTACAAACCCGCCAATAGTCCCGTAGTTTAACTGGTTAAAACAGTGGACCGATAATCCACCAATCTGTGTTCGATCCACAGTAGGACTACCAAGATTTCAATCATCGCTTGAGCCAGATGAGACGGCAGGTGGTTTTGACCCATCTATTGAACAGGTTTGATTCCTGTAAGCGGTGCCATAAATGACGAAGGCCGCATTCGTGCGGCCCCCGGTGACTGTGCCTGTAAAGCGGACCCTCCGAAGAGGCAGGCTGCTTTCTTGTAAGTCTTAGCCGCCGTGATTTCACGACAAGTTAAGGGGATTTGCTCAACCGTAGCTAACACGCCGAGCCAGTCACTCATAAATTATAACACCATATACCCGAATGTTCCAAGGCTGGCGAGCGAGGCTCCAAACCTTGCTGTGGCGCGTTCGATTCGATGCCGGGTATGCCATCCACGCCTGACTCTGTAACGGAGTTGGGCTTTTTGCGTATGTAGCCGCTTAGCTACTTTAACAATAGGAAAAGATATGTCAAAAAGCAATACATTCGAAAACGACCTGATGCGCCTGATTTTCAACAACGTAGCTATTGCCACGCTGGGAGACGCAGCCGGTGTACAGCCCAGCGCTGCTGCTGGCAACCTGTACTTGTCCCTGCACACCGGCGACCCGGACGAGACTGGCAACCAGTCCACCAGCGAGACGGCCTACACCGGCTACGCACGCGTACCTGTGGTTCGTAGCACTTCCGGCTTCACGGTAACAGCTAACGCTGTAGCGCTGGCAGCAGCAGCAACGTTCGGAACCTGCACAGGCGCTCCGGGAGCGGCAATCTCCCACTTCGGTATCGGTACGTCAGCGACGGGCGTTGGTAAGCTTCTCTACTCCGGCCAACTGACTTCCCCTACAACGTTGTCAGTGAACATCACTCCGACAATGACTACAGCAGCTAACCTTGTAACAGAAGATTAAGCCTAATTAGTCTGTCCTCGCAATGACATAAGAAGCCCTTGATAGGGCTTCTACGTCCAAACACAATATTGGAGCAATTATACAATGAATTACAAGGACAACGTAAAAGAAGCAACTACAAGTGTAAGCGCAGCTTCATTTACGCCTACAGGTAGCCCTCTAGGTTATCTTACGTTTGCAAGCGCCTACGCGGACGGAGCCACACGTATCCCTGTCAAGGTAGGCCCAGACTCGGCTGGCGCGTGGGAGTTGGGGTACTACACGCTATCAGGTGGCGTATTAACTCGTAACGGCGTCATTTCAAGCAGTGCAGGCGGAACCACGCCAGTCACGTTCGCCAGTGGCAGCAAAGATGTAACGGTTGTCTACCCAGCGAGCTACGCAGTGGACAGTGAGAACGCTGTTACGCTTACAAACAAGCGTACACAGCCTCGCGTCGTTACCGTTGCACAGTCCGCCACGCCAGCTATCAATTCCGATCTGGGCGATGTGTTTCGCATCACCGGCCTTGCACAGAACATCACTTCGATGACGAGCGGCCTCACAGGTACGCCTGTACATGGTGAAGAAATTGAGATTGAAATCACCGACAACGGCGGGGCGCGCAATATCACGCTATGGGGTACGAAATTCGCGTCATCAACTGTCACCCTACCTGCTTCTACTACCGCTGGTGCGATGCTGTCGGTTCTGTTGAAGTGGAATTCAGCCCTTAACGCGGGTGCAGGCGCTTGGGTCTGCGTAGGTGCGCAATGACGCGCCGTAGACGCGGTAGCGCAGCAACCGGCACGCTATCGCCAATTGGTACGTCTGTAGCAGCAGGAACACAGCCGTGGTACATGGTTATCTCACCAAATGGCGATTTCGCCTACGTCGCTGCCTCTGGCAACAATTCGATTTATCAGTATTCGCGTGATGTAAACACAGGCCAGCTTAACCCTCTGACGCCCGCCTCTGTGAGCGCAGGCGGGTCAGGGCGTAACCCACGCTTCGTCGCTATTAGTAATGACGGCAAGTTTGTCTACGCACCAAACTTTAGCAATAGTGATATCGGCATTTACTCCCGCGATACAGGAACCGGCCTGCTAACTAAGCAGACTGCTATGGTTTGTGGAACACAGCCGTTCGGTATTGTGCTGAGTCCTGACACCAACAATACGCACGTTTATGTGTCCCACGGTAATAACGCCTTCGTATCGCAGTTCTCCCGCGATGCAGGTACGGGCGCACTGGTAGCACTAAGTCCGGCAACAGTACCCGGCGTAACTTCGCAGCAGGGCATTACGATTTCACCGGATGGTGCTAGCGTCTACTCCTGCAATAACGGCGGCTCGATTTCGCAGTACACCCGCGACACCGGGACCGGCTTGCTCAACCAGATGGGGGCGGCAACTGTCCCAAGTGCCGGTTGGCCCGCCGTAGCTGTAGTCTCTCCCGATGGTAAGAATCTGTATGTGGCGAATGATACCGCAGCGAACATCGGCATTTTCACGCGGGATACAGGAACCGGCGCTCTGTCGGCGGTAGGCACAATCAGCGGAATTAATGGGCCGTACGGTATCGCCATTACACCGGATGGCAAGAGCATCTACATTCCGGGAAGCGATGGCAACTACATCGCACAGCTTACCCGCGACCTAGCAATCAATACAAATGGCTTGCCGATCAAGAAGGTTCCATTCTTGGTTCCGTCAAACCCTAGCGCTTCTGCTATCGCCGCGTCGAACGCAGGGCCATACGGGGTACTCACATCAGCAGATGGGAAGTTTGCGTACGTTGTGCAAAGTGGTGAAGGTAAGATTTTTCAATTTAGTATTCACCCATAAGGACGCACCATGTTTGGATATAACACATTCGGTGCAACCGCACTTGGCGATAGCCCCGGCACGCAGGGCGCTCCCACCACTACAGGAATGTCAGGCGCTTCAGTCGGAGTTAGTACTGCTTCCAGCGTAATGAGTTTCAGCGCAGACTTGGCAGGTAGCGCTATAGGCGCAGGACTTGCCAATGGCAACTTGGTTATCGGAGCATCAATTACTGGGACCGCTCTCGGCAGTGCAAGCGCTCTAGCTAATCTGCGACTAGGTATCACGTTGTCTGGCGTAACTGCCGGCGTAAGCGTAGCTAGCGGAACGTTGGCGTTTGCATCTCCGGGGGTTAAGGCGTCTGATAAGCTAACTATCAAACGGATCGATTTCAGCTTCAACGCTACTTTAATTTAAGGACAATATGCCTATCAAACGAATCAGGGGCGATACCTACGCCGACCAGTTCATTATCACGATGAGCACAACGGGGCAACCAGCTAATTTGTCTGGTTGCACATTTAAAATGACGCTAAGCACCACATCCGCACCAGATGTGGGAACAGCACCAGTGTACCAAATTACCGGGATTGTGACGGACCCCGCATCTGGGCTAGTTGAGTTTTCACCAACTGAGGCGCAGGCGGACCACGTGGGAGAGTTCTTTTTCGACATCGAAATGCACGACATTTTCGGTAAAATTAGAACGATCCTGATTGATACGTACTCGTACACACAAGATATTACTAAGTAAAGGATCATATATGGCCCGAAAAAAGCTAATCACAGAGAATGTAGAGAAGGCGCACGAACAAGAGCAAGGGATTGTTCTCGGGCCGTGTTCCGAAAAGCAGCGAAAGGTGCTCACGGAAAGTTCTGTTGACATCTTGATTCAAGGCGGGTCAGCGGGTTCAGGTAAGAGTCACCTTGCGTTGCTCAAAGCTTTGGGTGACTGCCAAGACCCGGCAGCTCGCGTGCTTATCGTTCGTCTGACCTATCCGCAGCTAATGCAGCCGGGTGGTTTGATCGATAGTAGCAAGCAATTGTACCGTCCATTTGGTGCGGTCTGGAAAGCGCAGCAAAAAGAATGGCAGTTCAAGAATGGAGCTACCATTACATTCAAGGCAATGCCTGACGACCTTTCGGAATTGCAGGGCGGACAGTTCACGACTGTTATCTGCGACGAAGGTGCGGAAATGAAATTGGAGCAGATTCTAATGCTCAAGTCTCGTCTCCGTAGCACTACGTTCAAAGGCAAGCTGCAATTGATGATTACCTGTAACCCGGATCGAAACAGTTACCTATATGACTGGGTTAAGTTCTCACTTGATATGGATACGGGTATCCCGAAAGCCGGAACCGAAGACATCGTTCGCTGGTTTGTTATCCTCGATAACAAGATTCATTGGTCCGACGATCCAGACGAATTGTACGAGCGCGTAGGCCACGGATACATCAAGGGCGTGAACTGGATGCCATCGAGTATGAAGTACATCCCGATGAACATCTATGACAACCCGGTTCTGATGAAGAATAATCCGGGCTATCTGGCTAACCTGCTATCGATGTCCCGTGTGAACCAGCTTCGATTCCTAAAAGGATCGTGGACTGCTGTTACGGAAGGTAGTAGCGTTTTCAACCGTGCATGGGTGAACAAGGTTAAGTTTGCTCCACACGATGTAACAGGACGCGTGCGCTCTTGGGACTTGGCACACTCCGTACCAAGCGAAGTCTACCCGGACCCAGACTGGACGGCAGGCGTTAAGATGAGCCGTACAAAGGCTGGCCGTTATGTAATCGAGCACGTAGACCGTGATCGCAAGTTGACGGACGGTGTAGTGAAGATGTTGATCGATACGTCCCACAACGAGGACGGGCTGGATGTCCCAGTGACGATCCCGAAGGATAACGGCGGTGGTAAGGCTGCTACGCAGTTCTTCATCCGTGCTCTAGCAGAACAAGGAATCACTGTCAAGGGTATCCCTATTTCGGGCCATACCAGTAAGATTCAGCGCTTCCTGCCGTTCTGTTCTATGTGCGAAGCCGGTCTGGTGGACATCGTAGAGGGAGACTGGAACGAAGACTTCTTCACGGAGCTTGAGCACTTCCAAGGCATCCGTGCCGAGAAGAACGACCAAGTAGACGCCTGTGCCGATGCCTTCAACTTCCTAGCGAAGAACGGCAACATCCCAGATTTCGTTGTACCGGACCTGTCGAAGCCTAGCCCCATCCCAACTATTTGATAACGCTTCCTACCACAGTAGAAAGTGGTAGTCAAGCGTTTTGTTGCAAAAACTTGACAAGGAGCACTACGTAGTGTACAATCACGGATATAGATTAAAGAAGGAGCACTATGGCAGTCGTGTACTGGATTCATTTACCTGAACACACTGATATTGCTTCCCGAGGTTACGTAGGAATTTCGAAAACTACTGCAAAGACTAGGTTTAAGAGCCATAGATCATCTGCTAATAGAGGTTCAGACCTAACAGTTCACCGGGCGATTAGAAAGTACGGTAACAGAATCGTAATTAAAACACTCCTTGAAGGCTCAGAAGAATACTGCCTTATGATCGAAAATCGTCTAAGGCCGGTTCCTGAAATTGGATGGAACATCTGTTCAGGTGGCAAAGCAACTAGGACAGGCACGAAACATTCAGCAGCTACGCGATCTGCGATGTCAGCCGGAAGGAAAGCAGTTGGCCTTTCGACGCAACGAATTGAGAGTATGCGCGCCGCCAGAACTTACGAGCACAGAGAAGCACAGAAAGACTGGAATAATCCTAGGTCGAACAGACTAGTATGGAATAGCGCTGAAGAACTTTACGCCTTATTTGCAGCGCTACCTAAATGCGGACATAAGCGCCTTGCAAGAATCTCAGGAAAGTTCACTAGCGATAACCTAGAAACAATAACAGCTAAATTTAACTCTGGTTGGATTCCTTCACAGGACTCCGACTATGTAAAATGGAAGGCAACTAATGGCTGAGAAAGAGCAAAGCGGCCTAGGGGCCGATGACGGTGCAGTTATCCCTCGCATTAGTCTATCAGAAGTTGGATTTACCGGGTTGACCACAATGGCGGGTCAAATCCTTGAAGAGCAGAATAGGGCATTTAGATTCCCAGCTTTTCTAAAGACAGTAAAAGAAATGTCAACCGATCCGACAGTAGCAGCGGCACTTAACGTGTACCGAATGATGCTTACCCGCGTAAAGTGGCGTGTAGCTCCACCGGAGAACGCTACCGAAGCAGAAAAGCAACGAGCACGTTTCGTTGAAACCTGCATGGCGGATATGGAAGGCTCATGGCCTCAATTCATGGCAGAAGTAGTGACGTACCTTGAGTACGGCTTCTCCATTACAGAAAAAGTTTATCGCCGACGCCTCACACGAAACGGTAGCAAACACAACGATGGCTTGGTAGGACTACGTAAGCTAGCTCCCCGTCCGCAGGATACGATTCGTCACTGGAACTTTTCAGAAGATGGTCGTGAGTTGCTTGGCGTAGGACAGAGCATTCGTAACATGGAGAATTCGGCTCGATTCCAGAATCTAGCTGACCGTAACGGCTTGATTAGCATCGACCGTTCGAAATTCCTCCTGTTCTCGGCTGACAGCGTAAAAGGCAACCCGGAAGGGAAGTCGGTACTGAAGTCGGTGTACCTGCCATATAAACAGCTATCGTTGCTTAAAGACCAATTGATGTTGGGCGTGTCGAAAGACATTGCAACAGTCCCAGTGATCTACATTCCTCCGAAATACATGGCAGCAGATGCCAGCGATGCGGAGAAAGCAGTATATCAAGCTTACATGCAAGCGGGCCAAGGCATTGCCGATGGTAAGCAACGCTTCATGGTTATGCCGCAAGTCTACGATGACAATCAGAACAAACTGTTTGAATTCGACTTGCTGGAAGCTAAGGGAGCCAACAAATTCGACATTCCTAAGATTATCGAGCAACTTCAGAACGACATCCTGACCGCGTTGAGCGCAGACGTTTTGAAGAACGGCCAGACAGAATCCGGCTCGTTCGCAATCAAGGATACGAAGACAAACCTTTGCGCAATGGCGATGGAACACCGCCTGAACGAGATTCGTGACGTTCTGAATAATGACCTGATTGTGCAACTATTTGCACTGAACGGTTGGAGCACAGAACGAACTCCTACGTTCGAATACGGCGACATCGCTGACGTTGATAGCGAAGCATTCTCTAAAGCTGTCCAACGATTCGCATCTGTCGGACTGATGGAGATTGATCGTCCTACCCTTAACAAGCTACGCGACGTTCTGGGAATTGACGAGAAGCCTATCGATGAACCTGTTGATAAAGAGAACCTAACTGGTGCAAGCAGCCGATCCGGCGACGGAATGGCAGTGGGCAAGTCGGGGGACGGAACAGCAGACATCGGTGGCAAGTCGAGCAAAGAGGACAAGTCAACCCGTAACGCTGACAATAAAGGATAACAAATGACAATGCAGCGACCTGTACGTAGATTGACAGCCGATCTATTCAACAGGCCGCATCTCATCTCTGCCGAAGCTTTTGGTGCGATTACTTCGTACCTTGAGCTTCGCAACACTGGGATGCTGAGCCAAGTTGAAACAGTTTCCGCCGATCTAGATAAACCGTCAAACGTTGGAAAGATCGGCCTAATTAATATCCACGGCAGCTTGACTAATAAGCCGGTTGAATCGCTCTGCGGTGCTACTGGTACAAGCTACGCCGGTCTGTTGAATCAAATGGATGAGCTGATTGGAATGGGATGCAAGAAGATTGTATTCGACATTAGCTCCGGTGGTGGTGAAGCATTCAACTGCTTCCAAACCGCTGATGCGATTCGCAAGATGGCTGATGATAACGAAGTCTCCCTGATTTCTTATGTCCAAGACTGTGCTGCTTCTGCTGCTTACGCTTTGTGCGTACTGTCGGACGAAGTGGTATGTCATCCACAAGGCCAAGTCGGAAGCGTCGGAGTGCTAATTGCTCTGTACAACGACAGCAAGGCTATGGAAAAGGCAGGGTACTCACGTACCTTCGTAACAGCCGGTGCGAACAAAATTCCTTTTGATGCTGACGGTAATTTCCGAGACGAGTTTATCGCTGGCTTGCAAGAGCAAGTGAATGAACTGTACGGCGAATTCGTAGCACACGTTTCGAAGTACACCGGACTGTCCACTGAAGAAATTAAAGCGACAGAGGCTTCCATGTTCCGTGCGAATAAAGCTCTGGAACTCGGCCTGATTAACTCGATCATGACGAACGAAGCATTTGCTGAGTACCTAACGAAATAAGGAGCTTTCTTTGAAAGATGTACTAAAACGTATGCTGGGCATTAGCCAAGCGCCTGCGCAAGCAGAATCACAAACAGAAGGAGTCGAAATGACTGATGTTACAACTGACGCGAATGCCTCTACCGTCTCCCCGGAACTGGCTGAGCAATTCGCTGCACTACAAGCTACAGTCGCTTCGATGACTGAGCAACTGGCTATCAACGCCGTTGCAATGGCAGATAAAGATTCGAAGATCGCTGAACTCAGCGCTCAAGTCGAAGCTGCCGTCGAGTTCAAAGCTTCGCAAGCAAAGATTGCCGCAGAAGCTAAGGTTGCAGCTCGTGCTGCGAAGCTGGCTGAATTCGTAGGAGATGAACAGGCTGCATCCCTCCAAGCTGCTACAGCTTCTTTGGATGACGCAGCGTTTGATGCGGTAGCCAGCGCTATGAGTTTGAAATTCAAAGTCGAAGCAAAGAGCGATGCATTCAAAGAAGTAGGAGCGGAAGGTGCTACCGACCAAACCAAACTCAATGCGGAAGTGATTGGCGGTAAGACTGCCGACTACCTGCAAGCAATCGTTCGTAATGAACTTAAATAACCCATCTAAAGGAAAATAGATATGCCAGTTTTCGCAACTGAAGGCCAATTCGACCGCTACAGCTCACTTGTCAAGTACATCCACGACAAAGACAAGCCTGAGATGCACAACGAAGTCGTGACTGTCAATGAAGCAGCCGCTAAGACTTACACACTCGGTACTGTGCTGGGTAAAGTGACCGCTACCGGCAAATACAAAGTCTGCGTACAAAGCGCTGCTGACGGTTCGCAAGTTCCGGCTGCAATCTTCGTAGGCGACGGCGCTATTGGGTACACCGCCCCGGTGAACGTGCAAGCCACTACCGACACAAAAGTACTGACTCTGGCACGCGGACGCGCAATCGTCGCTGCCCCTGCACTGAAACTGGACGCTTCGTTTAGCGATGCAGCTAAAGTCCAAAGCGCGTATGACGCACTTAAAGCTCTCGGCATCTTTGTCGAAGCTGCCAACTAATCTAAGAAAGGAATCTTAAATGCCTATCACTCGTTCATTCACCAGCGAATTTGGTGTCGTTGACTGGACTCAAGAAGTCAATACCGTTCCGAACCAGTGGGGTCTAATCGGCCAACTGGGTATCTTCCAAGAGGAAGGTGTTACCGGACATACTGTTGTCTTCGAAGAAATCCTGAAAGACGGTGCTCTGATCGTTGACCGCGTACGCGGGGATCGTAGCAACGTTGGTAAAGACGCACAGCGCAAGCTGCACTCGTTCATCGTGCCGCACTTCCCGATGGAAGACGCGATCTTCCCTCAAGACATCCAAGGGAAGCGTGCTTACGGTTCGCAAGACGTTGAAACCCTTGAACTGGTACGTGCTCGTAAGCTGGCCCGTATCCGTCAAAACCACGCATGGACTCTGGAAGTCGCCCGTGCGCAAGCAATCACCCAAGGTACTGTGTACGCTCCTAACGGAACCGTATCACAAGACTGGTATCAGGAAATGACCGGCGCAGCTCGTCCTGCCTCTGTGGACTTCCTGCTGGGTACTGCTGCTACCAACATCGGTTCGATGGTGGAACAAGTTCTGGCTAAAATTCAGGACAACTCCGGTGCCATCAACTATACCGGCGTGATCGCGCTGTGCGGTACTGCTTTCTTCCAAAAGCTGATTACCCACGACAACATCAAGCAGGCGTACCAGTACTACACTTCGACTCAGGAACCTCTGCGTCGTCGTCTGTCGAGCGATGGTTCGGCAATCGGAATGCGTCGTACCTTCGAACACATGGGCGTTACCTTCATCGAGATGCGTGACAACCTTGCTGGTCAAGTTCTGATCCCTGCATCGGACGCGTACTTCCTGCCGACTGGTACTGACAACTTCCGTACGTACTTCTCGCCAGCTAACCGCTTCGATCTGGTGAACACTACTGGCGAACAACTGTACGTGTTCGAATCGATGGACCCGGCTGGTACTGCGTACAACTACGCTAGCGAATCCAACTTCATCAACGCGCTGCTGAAGCCGCTGACGGTTGTGAAAGCTACCACAAGCAACTAATCACTGCTTGTAAAGGACAGACCCTTCGGGGTCTGTTATCTATGTGGGTTGAGTGAGAGCCGGTGCTTAGCCTACATAGATAACATAGAAAGGATAACCAATGGCGATTCTTGATCCAACAACACCAATCGGGAAAATGCGCCTACGTGTAGGTGACTATTCCGATCTACCTTTGATGCCTGACTCGGTTTATCTGTCAGCCCTCAAAGACTGCAATAACAGCGTACCAAAGGCCAGCGTGCTAGTAGCGACGTACATCCTTGGGATGCTGACTGCACAGACTCACCAGAAGCTAGCTCAGATCGAAGTGTTCGGTGCTGAGTGGTTCCAGAACTACCTAGCATTCGTTAAGACGACGATCCAGAATCCTAATTTCATGGACCTAAGCCCGATGCCTTACGTAGCTCAGATTAAGAACGAATTCGGGGAAGTGGTAGAGATGCCTCTTGTTCAGTTCCAGAAAGATTGGAACGACAACTACGTAGGCTTCACGCAGTCGGAACAGATGCACATGCAAGCATTCGGTACAGGTAACTTTTTGCCGAGGTTCATGTGACACAAGACCCGCTAATCCGCTCTGTATTGATGATGATGAGCCGGTACGGAGGGGACGCTACTCTGGTGGTCGATTCTGGGGACGGTGAATACGATCCCGCGACTTCCACAACGACGCCAAACGTCACAGAGTACCGCATCCGAATTCTGGCTCAAGACTACATCCAAAAGACAAGCGGCATTATGTCGCAAACCGGAGGACTGGTTCAGACAGGAGATAAGCAATTCTTCATCCAGCCGGACGACGCTGTACCAGCTCCGCGAGTCGGCGTTGACTACATCATCTTTGAAGGTAAGAAGTGGATGCCAATCACACTGAAGGACTATAACCCGTCCGGCGTTAAATCGTATTTGTACGAAGTGTACGCGAGGCAGTAATGGGATTTGGCAAATCAGTCCGAGACTTCGGAACGAAGGCCAAGAGGGAAGTTAGCAATAAAGTACTCGCAATTGCCACTGAGCTGTTCACAGAGGTTGTACACGGGACGCCGGTAGATAAAGGCATCTTAATCAACAACTGGTACGCCGGGACCGGGAAGGCATATAGCAGCGCCTACAACGAGTCGCCGGCCAGCAAGTCGGGAATGTCCAGCCTGACGCAGATCGCGTCCCTGCGGGCCTATACGGGCTTCGTAGGCAAGGACGGTAAGGTAAGTCTGTCGAACTCGACGCCGTACGGCTTCCGAGCTGAATACGATGGATGGCCTACGCCGGAATGGTCAGGGCGAGTAGGACCATACGCAATGATCGCTAAGGCGTTCATCAAGGTGGTTCCTAAATACAAGAGGCCATAATGACAGTTAGATCGGAAATCGAAACACGACTGAACGACTGGGCAAAGGCGCAAGTACCTCCGATCCCAGTAGCGTTCCAGAACGTCAAATTTACAAAGCCACTATCCGGTTCGTACCTAGAGCTTTATTTCCTAGGAGATAACAGTATGAACCGTGACTTAGCAGCTAGCGGGGTAAGAACGTATGGCATGTTCCAAGTGAACTGCTTCGCTCCCGTTAATACAGGAATGGCACAGGTGGAGGCACTAGCGCAAAGCGTGAAAGACCTTTTCCCTGTTTTGCCGAAAACAGGCACGGTGAGTATTGAATCCCCGCCTAATGCCAGCGGTAGCTACGAGGCTGACACGTTTGTTTGTGTGCCAGTCCGAGTGAGTTATCGAGTCGAAACGTAAGCAACTCAACTAAAAGGAAAATCGAATGGCCGTAATTGCTATTACTCCAAACACCGTGGGCGTTACAACCCTACAACGTACCACTCTTACAGCAGGCCCGGACACTTTGGCGTACACGCCGGGTGCAAACCAGCAGCTCTACCTAGCGAATAACTCTGGCGCACCAATTGGCCCCGTTACTATCGTCGGTGCTGGCGCTCCGGCTTTGTACATGATCCCCGGAACTGGCGGAACCACAATCACGCCTTCCGCTGGTAAGAACCTTGGAACTGTCCCAGCGAACACTACTATCGAAGTCTCGCTAGATGACCTTTCCCTGTACCTACAAGGCGCAGTAACAATCTCTGGCGGGGCCGCACTGATCGCTACCGTCCTGAGCAACTAATCAACCTCTATAAAGGAATACTACAATGGCAATTTCTAAAGTACGTACCAGCGCTGGTACAGTCCTGAGCGTTTCGGCTTCTGCTCCTGCAACTTATGACGTAGCAGGTTACGGTGCTGTTACTGGCTTCCAGCCGGTAGGCGAACTGACTGATCTGGGATCGTTCGGTAAAAAGTACAACCTAGTGACTTTCACTCCGCTGGGCGACCGTAAAGTCGTGAAGCGTAAGGGTTCGTACAACAACGGTACGCTGAGCCTGAAGATGGGTTCGAACGTTACCGATCCGGGCCAAGTCGCACTGAAGGCCGCTGCGGACTCGGACAACTCGTACACCTTCAAAGTCGTAACCCAGAGTGGTAGCACTTACTACTTCACTGGACAGGTTATGGGCTTCCAGCTTGAAGTCGGCTCTGTTGACCAGATTACAGGCGCAAGCGTGGACATCGAAATTGACAACGACATCGTTGCTACCGGCCTCGTAGCCTAATGAACGTCCCGCTTCGGCGGGGCTTCTACCATAGCTTTCTACGTAGTGCAAGCAAAACTTGACAAGATGTTGTACGTAGTGTACAATCACGGTACAAACGCAGAGAGCTACGTTAGTAGCATTACTTAGGCAAAAATATGCCGCAACCTACCACATAAAGGAATATACCATGTTTGACGTAAAAGCACTAGCAATCAAAGAATCTACCGTTCTTCACCTGAAGAACCCGTTCACCGACGAACTGCTGTTCGTGAACGACAAGGGCGAGCTGGACGCAAAGGGCAAGAACCCCGTCACCGTTACCCTGGCATCGACCGGATCGCGTGAGTACCGTCTCGCCGTGAACGCCATGATTAACCGTGGCATCAAGCGCGGCAAGAAGCAACTGAACGCTGAAGAACAGAAAGCAGAAGGTATCGAACTACTGGTAGCTTGCTGCCTTGACTCGGAAAACCTGTCGTATGACGGTGAGCCGGTTAAGACTGACGCACAGTTCCGTGCAATGCTGGCCGATGATACCGTTTCGTTCATCAAGTCGCAGATTGACGAGGCTCTTGGCGACGTTACAAATTTCAAGTAATAGTCGATGAGGCTGAGCTTTACGTCCGACAAGAGGCGTATTACAACGCTACTGAAGATGGACAGAAGCTTAGCCGTGCGGAGCAAATAAGGCGGCTAGCTAACGGCGATGACTTGCCGCTGGACGACTCCGGGGACGATGATGGCTCGATCCCCGACACTCCGAACGTATCTATACAAGAGCTACGAGAGATTCCAATGCCCGAAATTTCGGAAGCAGCGGGGTATCTCGTGGCTCTTTTGCATTCTGCCGGTGTAGCGAGTGCTACAGGAATGGGATTGGTCGGATTGTCGTGGCAGGAAATTGAGGCGTGGGCTAGATGCAATGATTTTACTGGCATCCTCAGTCCAAAAGAATACCGTGCCGTATGGCAGTTGAGTAGGGCATACGCTGCTGAGATGTCAGGAGCAACAAAGAAAGGTACAAAGCCTCCGTATGTACCGGAAGTGACTAAGCACAAACCGGATGAAGTGGAACGAGAAATGGTCGCAGAGAAAGTGGGGAATATCTTCGCTGGTTTGATGGCGGCTAAGAAGAGAGATTGATAGGCCCACGGGCCGTTTTATAAGGAACGAGAATGGCAACACAAGATATTAGCCAGCTTGTCGTAGAAGTACAAAGTAAGGGTATCCAAACTGCTGCAAATCAGTTGGATAAACTAGCTGCGGCATCGGATAAAGCCGAAGCTGCCGTTAAGAAGCTTGGGTCCGTAATTGTTACGACTCAGGGTTCTACGGCTTCTGCGCAAGCACAAGCTGCTACTAGCGGAATTAACACCGCTACTGATGCTGCACGAAAGATTCTCTCTATCGCTCAGCGCCGCGACTTGGAGCTTTATAACATGAGCGTGGCCGAAGGGGCGCGTATCAGGGCTATCAACGAGAGGCGCGATACTGAGCAATGGCAAGCTGCGGTATCTCAAGCCGAGAAGATCAAAGCGATCCAGCAAAAGCGTGACATCGAAGCATGGGAAGAAGCGGTATCTCAGGCTGCAAAGATTAAGGCTATCCAAGAGAAGCGCGATGTTGATGAGTACGAAGAAGCTATCCGCCAAGCTGCCAAGATCAAAGCAATTCAAGAGAAGCGTGATATTGAATTGTACGAGGAAAAGGTAAAGTCTGCTGCACAGCAAAAGGCTATTCAGGAAAAGCGTGATATGGAAGAATGGACTGCTGCACAAGAGCAGTCTGCCCGTATCAAGGCCATCCAAGAAAAGCGTGACGTAGAAATGCACGCAATGCGTGTAGCTGCGGCTGGACAGCAATTGGCCGACGACGAGCGTCAACGCCGTATGAACGCTTCCTTCCAGACCGCAAGCATCGCTAGCCAAATCCGCACAGCACGCGAAGCGCAAGCTTACGGAGCGCTAGGTGGTAACGCAACACAACGCTTCGGATCGGCTGCTGCCACAGCGGACATCAACGCACTGGTCGCGGCACAGGAACGTCTAGCTAGGGCTACCCGTGCAGCCTCCGCAGCACAAACCGGACAGAACGCAGCTATGGCTGAAGGTCACGCACTAGCTCGTGGCCTCTCCGGTTCACTAGGAGCGCTCTGGGTCACGTACGGCAACCTAGCTGGTATGGCCGTAGGTATTGCGCTGGGAGCCTCGCTGAAGGGCGTTATCACTGTTGGAAAGGATGTCGAGCAAACGCTAGAAGGGATTCGTGTCCTGGGTGGTGCATCGACCTCCGAGATGGCTAAACTGTCAGACACCATTAATACCCTTGGTACTGGTGTGAGCGGTCCACAAGAAGTTGCTGAAGCGTTGAAGACGCTGACCCTGGCTGGCCTGAATGCAACACAAGCAATGGCCGGTGTGAAGGCAGCGCTTAACCTCGCAATCGGTGGCGAAGTCTCTATCGAGAAATCAGCAGAGACGCTTGTGCAGGTCGGATCGGCCTTGGGCTATTCAGCCGCCAGCTTCGACCACATTTCCGACGTTATCGTGAAAACCGCTGCTGCGTCGATGTCAAGCGTTGATAGTATTTCGGGAGCGTTCAAGTCCGCTGCTGCTATTGGCACTACATACGGCGCTACGTTGCAGGACATCGCGGTGGGTCTTGCTGCCGTAGCTAACCTTGGTATACAGGGAACTGCTGCTGGTACAGCCTTGAAGAACCTGTATAAAGACCTGTCGGCTTCAACGGATAAGGTAACAAAAACGCTGAAGGACATGAAACTGTCCATCACTAGCTTCCGTGATGCAGATGGATTTATGCTGCCACTGGTCGAAGTGATCCAGAAGCTAGACGCCGGTATGGGTACGCTTGACTCCAAAGCCCGAAATATGGCGATGGTGAAACTGTTCGGACAACAGGGCTTGCGTGAAGGCGCTGCACTGATTTCGCTGCTGCACCAAGCAGCAGACGATACCGAGCGATACGGTACTAAAGTCGATGCCACTCACAACAAACTAGTAGAGCTGCAAGACTCTATCAGGGAGTCAGCCGCTACTGCCGCACTTGCTGCTATTGCGATGTCGCAGACTACTGAGAACCAATTTAAAGCTGTAAAGAACACGCTGCAAACGACGTTTAGTCAGGTGTTCAAAGACATCCAGCCACAGATCGGTTCTATCGCACGAGCGCTGCAAAGCGCCTTCGCTTCAGACGAGTTTAAAAACGGCCTGAAGACTGTAATTAGCCTTCTGGTGGACTTCACGAAGGTACTGTTTGATAACGCTGCGATCCTACGTGACGTAGCGATGGGTATTGCAGGCGCGAAGTTCCTAGAAATGGCTGGTGGTATTCGTGCAGCAGTGGGCGCAGCCGCAACGTTCACTGCGGCGCTAGGCCCGATTGCCGTTGCTATCGCAGGACTGACATTCGCATGGCAGATGTACAAGCAACAGAAAGACCGCGCCCTTAGCAATAAGGACGCAGAAGGTAATCTGGAAGACTACGTTGCCCAAGTACAGAAGGAAACTGCAAAGCAGGTTGAGTTGTACAACCTCCGCGTTAAGTACGGTTCCGACGCTGCGGCACAACGCGCACAAGAAGCTAGTGAGCGCAAGGAAGCTTCCAAGAAAGCCGTTGACGACGCTAAAGCTGGTTTGAACAAGCTGCTGGACGAGCGAAACATTTACTGGGAAAAGCTGACGGCTGGTGAAAAGGCTAAAGCACAAGCCATTATGGCGCTTGACGAGGAAGGGCAGAAAGCAGCACTGGAAAAGCGTAAGGGCATCTTCACCCTCGGCCAGACCGGACTGTTCGATAATCTATCGCACTACGTCACAGCAACCCGTAACTACGCCGACTCACAGAAGAACGTAGCGATCCAGACCGAAAGGGCTAAGAACGCTGTTGAGGCACTTAACCACGTTTCAGGAATGAACGCTGATTGGTCCGACGCAGAGGCTAAGAAGAACCGCATCGTTTCCACTGGTGACGGAGAACTCTCAGGTAAGGGAGGATCGGACGCGGATGCGTACGCTGCGGCAATCGCAAAGTACACTACCGACATCAAGGCTGCTAACCAGTCGCTTGAAAACGCCCGTGCGGAAGCTAACGAGCAGTTCAAAGCTGGGCAGATGGGACGCCTACAATTGATCGATCAAGTGGCAGACAAGGAAATCGAAACTGCCAACCGTGTAGCTCGTGATTCTGTTGCAGCAGCTAAAGTCGCTGCGGCGCACTTGGGCAAAGATGGTAAGGCAGACAAAACCGCTGACGTTGAGCGATTCAATGCCGAGGCAGAACGTGCTAACGAAACCGCTGCTCAAGCTGAGAAGATGCGCGTAGCTAACCGTGTTACAGCGGAGCGCGAAGCCCAAGCAATGCTTACGTCTATGCGCGTTAAGTCGCTGGAAGAAGAGGGTAAGTTCTCGGAGGCCGCAGCATTGAAATGGGGTTCGGATGGCAAGATCATTCTGGATCAGGTTACGGCTGAGGCAGAGCGCTCTGGCGGTGTGTGGCTGAAGTTGATGTGGCAGTTCATGGATTTGCAAGCTGCTACTACGGCATCCGCAAAACTGAAAGAGGACTCAATCGCTTTCGACACATCGCTCCTTAAAGTTGAATCGACGCTTAAAGGGCTTGGGGACGCGACATACGGACGAAGCATCGGAGACACACTGGATGCAGCAGCAGAAGCCGCTAAGAAGTTTGAAGTTGCCCTGGCAGATGCTAAGAAGAAGCGCGACGTTCTACAAGCTGACGCAGACACGAGCAAGTCGCCAGAAGCGCTGAAGAAGGTTGAGGAAGCCAACAAAGCAATCCTGGCCGCTGGCGACAAGATGAAGAGTAAGTTTGTTGAAGTCGGACAGAGCATTACCTCATCCCTGAAGGACGCGTTTGGGTCCGCAGGCGAGTCGCTTGGTAAGCTGAATGAAGCCATGCTTAAATACCAAAACACTGAAAACGCTTCCGCCGAAACCCGTATGAAACAGTACGGGGACATGGCTCAAGCAGCAAGCGGATTCTTTGATAAAAACTCGAAAGGCTACCGTGCATTGAACGGTATTGCGCAAGTGTTCCACATCGCTGAAATGGCACGTACGGTCGCACGTACGGCTGCATACGTGATTGAGGGTGCTGCCAATATGTTCGGGCAATCAGGATGGGGTGGATTCGCTGGTGTTGCGGCGATGGGCGCTGTTCTGGCGGGACTGGGATGGGCAGCGTCGGGTGCAAGCTCGCACGGTGCGGACCCTAAGCTGGACAAGGAATACGTACAGAAGCATCAGGGTACTGGTAGTGTTCTGGGTGACGCTGACGCGAAATCTGAAACTATCACGAAGCTGACGGACTCTCTGAAATCCAACTCGGATATGATGCTACCGCTTACTTCGGCAATGCTGCAATCGCTGAGGAACATCGAAGCGTCTATGGCTGGACTGGCTAAGCTGGCAGTGCAGAACGGGGTGACGGACGGATCGAACTTCAACGTTCAGACCGGAACTCTGGGCAAGACTGGTTCGATGGCTGGTGGTGCGCTGGTGGGAGCTGCTGCTGGATTTACAGCAGGATCGGCTATGACGCTGATTGGTTCTATTATGGGACCGCTGGGCGCTATTGCAGGAGCACTTCTGGGAGCTGCGGTAAGCAAGCTGTGGGGTAAAACTACACAGGAAATCTCCGACTCTGGACTTATGTTCGGAGGTAAGGTTAGCGACATCCAAGCAGGACAGGGCGTTGACCAGTACGCAAACGTGAAGACGACGAAATCGAGCTGGTTCGGTTTGTCTAAGAGCAGCAGCAACAACATGCTGACTTCAGACGCTGGATCGGAGATTAACGACCAATTCGGTAAAATCTTCACCGGCCTGCAAACAAGTCTGGAACTGGCAGCTACATCGCTAGGAACGACTGGCAAGGCAGTTGGAGAAGCGATTGATGGTGTGGTATTGCAGACTACCAAAATCTCGTTGAAAGACCTGAAAGGCGATGAGCTGACAAAGGCGATCAACAGCGTGATTTCGGAAGCGATGGATACGATTGCTAAAGCAGCCTATCCGCAGATGCAGGCGTTCCAGCAAGTCGGAGAAGGCTACGCACAGACGGTTATCCGTGTCGCAAGTGGGATCGAGCAGGCAAACGTAGCCCTACAAAAGCTGGGTGTGTCGGCACTGAACTACATGGACATTGCTAACAAGACCGGCGACGTAGCGTACGAAATCACGAAGCAATCCATTCTGATGAAAGAAGGGGCGAGCGGAGTTGGTGACATCATGAAGAACATCTCTGGGTCAATCAGCGACATCACTTCGGCTTACACAGACTTGGTAGCAGCTCGTAAGAAGATGGATGACGTAGGGCTTGGAATGGGGCTGAGCATCGACACACTGAAAGGTGCTGGCGATCTGAAGACTCTGACAACCTCTCTCGGAAGCTTCTACGATAAGTACTTCACCGATACCGAAAAGGTAGCGATTGAAACTAAGAACATGACTGCACAGTTCGCAGCAGCCGGGGCAGCAATACCTAAGAGCCGCGAAGAATTGCGTACATGGATCGAGGCCGCAGCTAACGCTGGGGATCAATTGAAAGTCGGTAAGCTGCTAGCACTGGCAGGCGGATTCGATACGCTGGAAACTGCGATGGAGAAGCTAGGAGTCATCACAGATATGTTCTCTGACGATGCAGTAGCCGCAGCTAAGGAAATTTACGACAACGCTCTAGGTGTTGCCGAAACTGCACTGAGCCGTCTGGAAACGACAATCAATGCTGAGAAGGGTAAAATCCAAACCAATGTGGACGCGTTGAAAAATGTGCTGACCACTTTGGGGGATGCAGTAAAAGCTACGGCTCCTAAAGACTCGCAAATCAACGCGTTCAAGAAAGCAATGGCCGTTATCGACCAAGCTATCTCGACAGTGAATGGTGGTGGTGACATCTCCGGGGTTTCGGGACTTGACGACGCTATCAAGGCAGTTTCAAGCCAGACTGACGATGGTTACGGAACGCTACTGGACTACCAACGTGCTCAGGCTGAAGCAAACGCTTCCCTGTCATCGCTGGAAAAGGCCGGTAACAGCCAAGTAGACATCTACCAGAAGCAGCTCGATAAACTGGACGCGCAGCTTGATACGGCGAAAGCCCAACTGGATGCGTTGAAGGGAATTGACAACAGCGTAATGACGGTTGCAGTGGCCTTGGCTAACTTCGGTTCAGCTTTGTCCGCAGCAAATGTAGCGAAGTCTAACTACACCGCTGTAGAGGCTGGCAACACAGGTGGTGGAGTGGCGGCAGCAGTTGAATCGCTGTACCGAAACATCCTACACCGTGCAAGCGATCAAGCTGGTAAGTCGTTCTGGATTGATGCTCTGACTAACAAAGGCGCTTCAATGGCCGAAGTTACGAAGAACTTCTACGATAGCGAGGAATTTAAGTCGATTCCAAAGTTCGACGTAGGTACAAACAGCGTACCGCAAGATATGCTCGCTATGGTACACAAGGGCGAACGTATCGTCCCAGCGGCAGATAACGCAGCTCTGGAAAAGCGTCTGAAGGACGCTGACGAAGCGGAAAGTAAAGGTGCGTCAAGTGCTGAAGCTAATGCTAAGTTGGACGAACTGATTATCGCAATCCAGCAAGGCGACGTAGCTAACGTCCAGAAGACAGCCGAAATGTTCAAAGTCATTCGTGACTGGAATCAGAACGGTATGCCTCCTGTACGTAGCGATACGTAATACGAAAGCCACACTCTTCGGGGTGTGGCTTTTCTTTTGTGTGGCATCTATTGACAGCTAGCACTACCTATGGTAAAATGACGCATACAGCACGACAGTGCTAACAGAATTTAGAAAGGGTACAAATGAGAATTATTCGCCCAGTGAAAGTAACAAAAACAGGGTCGTATTTCCGACACGGATCGGCACAGATTTTTGACAAGACAGGAGCACCACAGACGGTAGGCCCAAACCTTCCGCGTATTACGTACGATCCTACGGATTTGACAAAGCCGCCGTTCGCTCTAGCAGAGGCCGCAGGCGTCAAATGCCTAATCAGTAACGATGACTTCTCCCACTGGACCATTTACGAGTCCGTGCCGGGGCAGACCTCTACGCAAATCTTGTCTGACCCAGTAATGGGAAACTTCATCCGTATTACGAAAATCAGTGGCCCGGTGGGGGATCGCGCAGGGATCAAGATTGCATTCGGCGGAATGCGTGGAAATAAATATACAGTTGGTGCATTCGTAAGACGCGGCACCGCAACAACTACCGGGTTCGCACCTTACGTTGACGCTCCCGCTACAGGCGGTATCTCGTTTTTGAGTGCCATCGCACCAATCTCGTTGTCCGACCCGGTGGGAAAATGGACGCGAATTTCGCGGCAGAGTTATGACACACCAGTAGGAGCAGCAATGACAGGAGCAGGCACAGCTTACTGCTGGGTAGAAAGCTCCGTTGGTGACTACATCGACGTTAAGCTACCGGAAGTAGAGCTTGGACCAGTGCTAACGTCTCCTGTTGTTGTTCCGTGGGGTGCTGCCGTGCCATACGTCCGTGGAGCCGATAACTTTTGGCCTACAGGGATTCCGGCTGCTACCAATCGAATCCGCAACTCCGGCGACCTAACTAAAGCTACATGGGACGGATGTCCAAGAGCCATCACCGGCCTGTCCTATCTCGGCGTACCGTATTGCTCGGTGACGAAGGCTACAACAGGAGCTAACGAAAGTTGTTCCAGTGCGGTTATCAACACGATAGCAGCGGGGGAAACTCTTGTTACCACGCTGGCACTTCGCGCCAACACTGCGTCTACCGTTTCCGTGGGACTGCTGACAGGTGCGGACTGGGGAGCGGCAACTGATTCTACGTGTGAGATTTTGTCAGGCATTGGAACAATTTCGCAAATTAGCGGGTCACTCTGGGCTGTAATGAATTTGCTCGGCACAAGCGATACAGTAGTTAAGATTACAAGGAAGTTCACCGCCGCTGCAAGTGCTGCACTCTACATTTACCCCGGAATGAATACGTCAACAACGAGCGGAGACTCTGTTCTTGTTACCTGCATTCAGGTAGAAAATGATGTGGCAACTCCGTATATTCCAACTACGGATTCGATTGCGAGCCGCGCAGCAGCAAGTAATACCGGCCTTATCTACTCCAACGTTCCAGAGAACGACTACGTAGCTTGGAATTCAGGGGCGATGTATGTGACTGGTAGCAGGGTAATGGATTCTACGACGCATAAGGTGTATGAGTCGATTACCGGCGTACTTGGAACTGCTACGTCCGCAGGCGGGACGTTCCCCTTGACTATGTTGAAAGCTGACGGAACTGTGTACGTCCCAGCAATCGGGACCGCAGTATCATTCGGCGGGACGCTGCCCAGCGGCGTTGTGAATACCAGCATCTACTACGTTCTAGCTACGTCAGGTAATGCGTTCTCAATCTCGCTCACAAAAGGCGGGGCAGCGGTTACAGTCGGCGTGCAGGCTGGTGCATTTTCATGTGCAGCGTCTAACAACTATAACCAACCAGTGACAAACGTTTCGTATTGGTTGGACGCAGGTTACAACAATCGTTGGGATATGTTTGACGATAGCGTTACATCACAAACTACTCAGGCCGGGGATGTAACCGTTGTGTTCAATCCCGGTGCGCGTCTTGACTCGATTGCTGGCCTTAATATGGCAGCAAACAATATGAAGATCGCATTCACGGACCTTACCACTGGCGTTACTACGTACTCTGCTAAGGTCAATTTGGTTTCAAACAGTGGCGTGCAGAACTTCTACTCTTACCTGTATGAGCCAATCGTGCAGATGCCCGACTGTCTAGTTGACGGAATTCCTCTTGGGTTGTCCACTAACTCTGTCATCACCGTGACGTTTCAATCAAACGGTACGTCTAAGGTAGGCGGCTTGGTATTCGGGCTGTCAAAGGATATTGGCGTTACAGAGTGGGGCGCAAAGGTAGGCATCGTTGACTACTCGGTAAAGACTAAAGACGCGTTCGGGAACTATAACATTACCCCGCGTGCGTTCAGTAAAAAGGGCGACTTCACTGTACAGGTTCCAACTGGTCAAGTTGATGCGCTACAAAACTTGCTAGCTCAGTACCGATCAACACCGATTGTTTATATCGGGTCGAATACAGGTAAAGATCGAACACAGTTTAACTCCACGATCATTTACGGCTTCTACAAGGACTTCGATATTAGTATTGCGTACAACGCTTTCTCGGCGTGCTCAATTTCTATCGAAGGTTTGACCTGATAGGTCATTTTAAAAAAGGAAACAATACATGACAATTCGTGTACTACCAGTAGCGCCACGCCGCACAGATGACCCGGACACCTTCATTGCTAACACAGACGCTTGGATGACAGCATTGCCGGGTTGGACTGACGACGCTAATGCGTTGGCGTCTAACTTGGACAGCATTGCCTTTGGTGGTGCTTATGCAATCCCGTATATTCTGGATGCTACAACAACAGCAGCAGGCGACCCCGGCAACGGTAAGATGAGGCTTAGCAGCCTTGCCCCGCAATCGGCGTCTACAGTGCTGTATCTCGACCTAGCCAGCGTTGGCGGTACAGACGTAACAGCTCTACTGAACTCGTTCGGAGATTCTACCAGTACCATCAAAGGTACAATCCGCCTCGTTAAGCAGGGCGACCTGAGTCGATGGGCAGTGTTCGGGGTAACGTCTGTTACGCAGCTTAGTGGCTTCCGAAGCGTATTTGTCACGCCAGTCCAAGCCAGCCACACCAACCCGTTTGTGGACGGCGATGCGATCATGCTCCTGTTCCAACGCTCAGGTGACATCGGCGGTAACGGAACGCTCAATCGCCGCACTGTGTCAGTAGTGTCTAACACTGCTCCATCTCCTACAGTCAGCAACACGGACTTGTACGAGATTACCGCGTTGGCAGGGCCAATCGTCCTTGGCGTACCGACAGGAACCCCGACTAACGGGCAATCACTTATGTATAGGATTAAAGATAACGGAACTGCTAGGACAATTGCTTACAACGCTGCGTATCGAGCACCCACTGAACAACCATTCCCTTCCTCAACTATCGCTGGCAAGTGGACATATCTAGGCTTCATCTATAACGCTACTGATGCGAAATGGGATTTGTTGTCTAGTATTAGCAATATGTAAGGGGCAGTAGATGGCTACATTCTATGCACTACCTACACTAACAACATGGTCGTCGTCTTCGACTCAGTTCTCAACCACATCAGGTGGCCCGACTGGGAGTACTCCTTCGCCAAATGACACTGTTGTATTTGACGTTAATTCCGGTTCGGCAAGAACAATCTCCATTTCAGGAGTCATTGGTATAACTAACTTGGTGTGTACCGGAGCTAAGATGACATTGGCCGCTGCTGCGAACCCAGCGAGCGACAGGTTCGTACTGTACGCACCAACAGACGGAGTAAGTACGCACGATCTTTCGGGATTCGCTGCGGTTGATGGCGTGACAATTAGCGGAATCTACAATTCCTATTTGAAAACGGGAAGTTGCGTTATCAATTCATTGGAGATTGCTAAGTCATCGAGCACTTTTACAAACTTATCTAGTAACCTCATCGTTTCTGGCAGAGTGTTTATTACCAACTCTCCAACTTTCAATGCGTCAGGCTACGATGTAACTTGCCCTATCTTCGTTGACAGTACACAATCAGCGAATACAGCAAACATCATATTCGGCAGTGGAACTTGGACGTTCACTGGAAGCAGTGGCACGCTAATAACTAGAACTTATGCAACGCTCAATTTTGCAAACACGACGCTAAAGTTTAACGACGCTACCCCAGCTTCAAAGATTGTCGGAGTCGTCATCAACGACGCTACTACGAGAATTTGGGTAGCAGCTACGGGTACTGTCGGGTTGTCCCTTCAATCTGGTTCTAACGTGTTTTACTCGTTCACTGCGGACGCTGGCACGGTAATTAAGATGCCAACGTTCACTACATGCAAGGCAGGTACTTGGAGGCTGGCCGGAAACGCTGCGAGCTATGTAACATTTACGTCAGCAGCGGCTACGAGTGCAGCTAACATCGCAAGCGACGACTTCACAACGCCGTTCTACTTTGATTACTGCGTACTAAAAGACATTCAATTGTCGCCTAATACACATACCAACTTTATTGCGCGCTCTTGCATAGACAACGGTAACAATTTGGGGTTCGTGTACTACAAGCTTAACGCGAACTTCGCTTCGTTCTTTTAAGGATACAAATGAAATATACGCTTAAAGGGGAGGAATTTGATATTAATACCTTCCACGTTATCGCTGATGTTCAGTATCCCGTAGGCTGGTTCTTTAGTAAAGAGAATCGAGATGCCATCGGGATAGTTGAAATTGAAGATAATGCTACCCCACCTCCGCCTCCGGTTCCGCAAGTCGTAACCCGTCGCCAAGCTCGTCAAGCGCTGCTACTCAAGGGAATGCTCGATAAGATTGAGCCAGCTATCAACGCTCTGCCTAACGCGACTCAACGCGGAATGGCTCTGATTGAATGGCAGGACTCGCTTAACTTTGAGCGCAACCGTCCACTGGTAATTCAGATCGGACAAGTGCTGGGCCTGGACGCGAAAGGACTGGACGATTTGTTCGTCTACGCAGCAACACTCTAATAACACGAAGGGAATAATAATGGGACAGATCACCGTCATTTTCACCAAGCGAGAATGGAACCCTGGATCGTATCTAATCCGGTGGGGGCTACCGAAGACTCGCTTCCACGTAGCTCCGGCCTCGCATTGTCTGATTAAGGACGGTGACTTCTTCATTGAAGCTGCCATGATCCACGGGGTCCGCCGTACTAAAGCGGATGTGGCCCTCAAAGGACAGACGGTTGTAGCGGAAGTTACGTATGACGTACCAGATGCAGAAGCCGGACTAGCTTGGGCCAGAACCCAGGTCGGAAAGCCATATGATTATAAGGGAGCTTTTGGCCTAGCACTCGCACCGGATCGAGACTGGACAGAACCGGACAAATGGTTCTGTTTTGAATTGGCTGCTGCTGCGCTATCCAAAGCAGGGAAGGACTACTTCCGAGAAAACGCAGGCCACATTAACGGAAACCTGCTCATGGCAATTAAGCCGAATCAATGAACTAAAGGGAACTTAAATGCCAACTGAAGCTGTAATGCTATGGGCCGGAAGCGGTCTATTCACTTTTATTTTCGCAGTCGTAGGTATCATCTGGAAGCTACTCCGCGATGAATCGAAGAACCATGCGGAACAAATCAAAGACAAAGCTGACGCATCCCGCGTTCAGGAAATGGAAACCCGCTGGCACATGGAACTATGCGAAGCGAAAGCTGATACCGAAAAGCTGGTCAATAAGTTGGAAGCCAAACATGATCGAGAAATCGAACAGCTTTCAGCTCGTCTAACGGACCAGATCAAGTCCACGGAAGCAAACATTTTGATGCAGCTAAAGCTGATGATCGAGATGGTGCGTAAGAACGATAACTAAGGAGTAAATGAAATGGATAATGTCGTTGATAAGATTATTGACGGCATTCTCGTAGCCGAGGGTGGTTACGTGAATGATAGTCGAGACGCAGGCGGTGCTACCTGCTTCGGGATCACAGAGTCGGTTGCGAGAGCTAACGGATACTACGGAGATATGAAGAGTCTCCCACGTTCGCTGGCCATTCAGATTTACAAAAACCGCTTCTGGTTCGAACCTAAGTTCGATAAGGTTGCCATGCTCTCGCCAGAAGTTGCGGCTGAGTTATGTGATACCGGAGTCAACTGCGGCGTATCGTTCGCTGAAGGCGTGCTGCAATCAGCCCTGAACCTGTTGAACAGGCAGGAAGCCGATTACAAGGATGTGCCAGAGGACAAGCTGATTGGCAATGCTACGCTGTCCGCACTGGGAGCCTACCTGCTGAAGCGCGGTAAGGAAGGGGAGCTGGTATTGCTCCGTATGCTCAATGTAATGCAGGGAGGCCGATATATCGAGCTGTGCAAAACAAAGCCGACTCAGGAAGGCTTCATCTACGGATGGTTCCTGAACCGGGTCAAAGTCAAAGGAGATTGATATGGAATGGAAAGCAATTGTCGCCACGGTAGCCCCGTGGCTGGGAACGGCCCTAGGAGGCCCGCTAGGAGGCGCAGCGGTCGGGGCAGTAGCAGACGCCCTTGGTCTGTCCGATAAGACTGAAGGGGCCATTAAACAAGCCCTAGCAGGTGTTACGCCTGAACAGATGCTTGCGATGAAAACGGCGGATCAAACGTTCGCAATTGAGATGCAGAAGATCGGGTTCGACAACGTAAAAGCGTTGGAGCAAATTGCTGCTAGCGACCGGGACTCAGCACGCAAGCGTGAGATTGAAGTCAAGGACAATACACCAAAGATTTTGGCATACGCCATCACAATCGGCTTCTTCTCGGTGCTGGCAGGTTTGATGTTCGGGGAAATCCCGGCTGGTACGAAGGAAGTGTTGTATATCATGCTAGGTACACTGGGTACGGCATGGACCGGAGTTATCTCGTATTACTACGGCTCGACTCACGGGTCTGTAGAAAAGACAAAGCTGCTGGCAGCATCAACGCCACCAACAGCTAAGTAATTGAACACCGTGGTAGGTGTGTTGTATTTGGAGGGAAGGAGCCTAGCGGTTCCTCCCTCCTTTTTTATTGCCCGTCTTCTGAGAGGTAGTCGAGCATGTGGGAGATGTTGCCAACGATTTCATCATCCGTCAGCGCATTCATCCCAGCGATTGCTTCCTGCATGGTAGTGAAGCCTTCCACAGCCAGCGACACGAAGGTGTTGCCGGAGTAGTGCGTCTCGATTACGATCAGATACCCTTCCTTATCGATGTCGGGCGTGACAGTCAACAGGATTTGCCGATTGCCCCGTTCAACGAGGCGAACCCACTTCATCACTCACTCCCGATCTTGTCTTCCAGCTCTTCGAAGGTTTCACCTTTATCGATCACCTTCTTCACCGGCTTGACCTTGCCCATCTCGACTGGCTTGTTACGGGCCTTGAAGTACGGGGTCAGCTCACCGGAAGTGAACTCGCGGTCGGTGCCTTTGGTCGAACGGGCAGCAGCTTTGACAGCTTCCTTCAGTTCGGTTTCCAGCTCCTTGATTTCCTTCAGGATGTCATCGTTCTCCTTTTCAACGTGCGCCTTCAGTGCCTCCTGAGCGTCCTTGACGTACTGGGCCAGATTTTGTGCTGTCTCATCGGTTTCCTTAAAGTCCTTGATAATCTGCTTCTTGGTATCGATCTGGCGAACCAGAGGGCCGATTTCGCGTGAATATTCGATTAGTGCGGTCATGTTTATTACTCCTTTGCTGAGATGTTAAGGCGGACAGTACTTTCCGTGACACCACGATCACGGCAAGTGCGGGATAGGCTGTCGTACATGACACGGTTAAGGCCAGACGGGAAGCCCATTTTATCTGCGACGAGTCCGGGGAGATTCCCGAAGAATGCAGTCATAGCTCGAAGCTCTTGCTCCGATTCCAGCGTGATAGTTAGTGGACTGAATACTGGCTTGGCTGCATCGATCCTCATTGGAAGATGCCTTTCATTTTGGCAGCGATGTTGGTAGCCTTCAGAGACTCGGCTTCAGCAGCAGCCTTGGCAGCGATGCGCTGTTCGATTTCACGGGCATGGGCCACAGCGAAGCCTGCGTGCTGGACAGCGACTGCTTCCAGATCAGCGACAGCAGCGTTGAACGCAGACAGCACATGGCCGACGCCACGGATTTCGTCTTTGATCTTGAAGATGCGACGGACGAGAGGGATGCTGCGGATGTAGGTACGGACGTATTGGTACATTTGATTCTCCTTTTAGTTGTGGTGGGTTGCTACATGCGTAGCGTGTGCTACTTAAATCAGGCCGAGCAGGATGCCCAGCGGGAACAAAATCGCACCGATTGCACGGAAGATGGTCATCAGGGACACATCGCTTGCAGCCATCAGGTACAGGTTGTGGACGTATCCATTCAGGCACAGAGCGCCCAGCAGGAACGTAACAACCAGAATCAGTAAGTCACGAGCAGCTTTCATTTACATCTCCTTTCAGTTAGTCTTGAATATACAGCGTTGCGTCAACATCGTGGAAGACGGCTTCGAAGATCGCAGCCAGACGCTTACGATCACCGCCCGCCAAGCCACCGCCAATGAACGGGAAGATGACGGGAGCGTTAGCTTGCTTAGCGTAGGTAGCGACTTTCGACATTGCATCAACAACCCAGTCGTATTCTACGTACTTTTTCCCATCCCGTCCATAGAAATCTTGTGTAATGCAGTTAGCTACCACTACCTTACTATCTTCAGACGTAGCGAACACTACGTCCCCGCCTACCAGACCGAAATCGTTGTGCTCTTGCATGTAGGCAGTATAACAGAACGGGTACAACTTCTTGATGATCCCTGCAAAACCAGACGCCATCTTCCCCTGCCTGTTGCATCCGTGTGCGATTAGAACTCGCTTCCCCATTGCGGCGTTAAACAAATCCCCGCTCTCGATTCGTAGCGTCATTTCCGTGCCCTTCCGTATAATCGTATCCTTCGGTGTTTAGCCTCTGGATGGTTTCTTTTCTAAACTGGACTGCCTTGGCAAACGCCCCTAGCAGCCCATACTTGCCTACTGAAAAACTTTTGCGGCGTTGTCTTCCGGCCTCTTGCCAGCAAGAGGTAGCAACTGTACTATACTTCGATTCCTGCCATACAACGCCAGTAACTCCGCTTGAGTTATCGTCCCTCATAGTTATGTTCCGAGAGTTGAATACTCTAGGTACGACACGCAGATTACTTAACCTGTTATTCGACCTGTTCTTGTCACGATGGTCAACCTCAAGTCCATCTATATCGCAACCGTGTAGTTCCATGATAACACGGTGTACGTAGTAGGCTCTGTTGTTGACGTTGACAGTCCAGTAACCTGCCTTGCTCCAATGTCCAGCTACGTCCCCAGCGGAAATGTGCTTTCGTGTCTTGGAGTGGCCTGTGTACCTGTCAACCTTCCATCTCAGCCCCGAAGGGCTTGTTTCATCGTACTCAAAAATCTCGTTCATCTACTACCTCCTTAAAGATAGTAGTATAACATATGCTAGGACGATTTGCAAGTTTCAGTGGATAAGTAACATTGTAGTGCTACCTATCCACCCTGTCAAGCGTTAATTACGCCGCTGCGACGAAGAAACGACGACCGTACGGAGCGGTAGGACCGGCATCGTACTGCTTCTTACCCGGCAGTGATTGAGCCACTTCACGAGCGACATCACGGGTCGAGTAGAACAGTGCGTCAGCAGTTGGCAAGTGGTAACGCACACGACCATTGACAGCCGGGAACGCTACAGGCTTCAGGCCGACCGCCACTTGAGTAACCGGAGCCGGAACAGTCTTCGGAGTCGGCTTCAGCGGCGAAGGAGTCGGACGAGTGCTAACCGGAACAGCAGGCAGTTGCACCACAGCCGGTTTGGCCGGAGCCACCGGAGCAGCAGGCTTCACGCCGGTAAAGCGGTCGATTTCTTCCTGAGTGAACGGTACGCCGATTTCTTCCCAGTAGATTACACCGTAGCCTTTGACCAGTTTGCGGTTCACCGACTCCGACTGAACGAAGATGTCGTAGTTTCCATGGTTGCCCGGATGCAGCGTGATGTTGTCCACCGACGACAGGCCCAGCATGGTACGTGCTTCTTTGCCAGCGTACACTACGCCGGTAGTGCGGTCACGGATAGCCAGCATCTTGTTCGGGCCGACACGCTTCTCGGTCTTCGACAGTTGATAGAAAGCTGAGCCTTTCAGGTAACGCTGACGGCGCTTCAGGATGAAGTCACGAATCTGGATACCGTTTTCATAATCTTCCACCACGTACAGCGAAGTGCGCTTCGAAATGTCCACCAGCTTCGACGTATCGACGTTGGTTGCGTCAGCATAGAACACGGTCGAGCTGGTCTTGCCGGTAGCACGGGTAGCGAAGAACGTATCGAACGCTTGCGTGGTCTGGACGGTCGAAGCAGCCATGCCAGCAGCAGTAGTTTCCCATTCTTGCACGTTGCCAGCCGGGATGCGCAGGCCAGCGAGATGCTTACGGCCACCTTTCGGGACACGGAACACGAAGGTCCAGCGGCCAGTGCGGGTCAGCTCTGCGATTTCGTGGGCCAGCTCCGCTTCCTTGGTGGTCGGGTTGTTGTCCCAGTAGTCGCCGTCGAATTCGCCGTCAGTGGTAGTGAAGATAGCAAACGCTACGTTCGGGCTGTTGTAGTCCGGCATCGTCTTCAGCAGCTCGATTGCTTCCCTGATTGCCTTACGGCCCGGAGTGCCACCCGATGCGACCCACGAAGTCTTCGGAGCCAGAACGTGCGGGTTGGAGTTCACCACGTAGCGGCGGACTTCACCGGAGCCGAAACCGAAGTTAGACACGATGGTATCTTGCTGGTACTTGGTAGCAGAATCCTTGATACCAGTGACGGTAGTGTTGTGGTCCTTGGTAGCTGCGGTACGCAGGGATACCATCGAACCCGATTCGTCGTCCAGCAGGACGATGTAGGTCTTTTGTTGGCCGTTTTGTTGTGCGAATGCTTGCATTGTTTTCTCCTTAGTTAGTTGATAGTGGTACTACGGTTCAGTTCTGCGGTCTTGTACACGTTACGGATCAGGGAGCAGCGCTTGTCGGTGTGCTGAAGGTAGAACTCGTTACCAGCGTATTCACCGGAGAGCAGGGAAGCCCTCACGGTGTTGTTGCCAATAACTTCCTCTACTTCGTACACTTCCAGCAGTGCGCTGCCATGCCCATCTCCATCTGCGAACACGACAACATCACCAGTATAAAGCGGATTACCGAAGATGTCTAGTGTCATAGTGCTTCTTTCTTACGCCGTAGGCGTTATTGTTTCAGGCGCTCTACGATCTGTGCGAACGTAGGAGCGTTGTACTGCTTACCATCCACGAAGACGACTTCCAGCTCACCGCAGGTTTCGTCGTAGATCGATTGCTTGTCGTACAGGACGAACTTGTCGCCTTCCTTCTCGATACGCAGCAGGCCAGTGGCCGACTTCTTCATGCCGTCGCCAGTCTTCGGGTCTTTCTGGATGTTGCGCTCTTCGCCGTTCACCACGCCGAACGTAGCCTTCACTGCCATGCCGAACGTGTCGCGGGTCATGTACTGGTAGGTGTACGAGCCAACACCGAACACGATGTTACCAGCACTGAAGCCCTTCGCCATGAGGCGTTGCAGGATTTCTTCGCAGCGTTGTAGCGTAATGCTGTCACCGTAGATCAGGCCGACACGTTGGTTCAGGGTACGGTAGCCCTTGGCCGTGATGTCGCCGCCGAAGATGTCGTACAGACATTCGACAGCACCTTTGACTTCGTGCTCCGGCACTTCACGGCCTAGTTTGGTATCCATGAAGCAGTTGCAGGAATCGCCACAGAAGTCTTGGTCGAACTCGTAGTACTTGCCATCTTTGATGACAACATCGTACTTGAAGTAGTTGTCTTCGTCCAAATCTTCTAAGGCGATGGCGCGCAAGCCCGTGATGATCTGCACCGGATCGCCGGAGTCAGGACGGAACACTACCTTGGCTTGGCCCAGGGCGTTTGGCTTACGCGCCAGAATCACTTCCTTCAACGTACGGGCGTACTCCGTGATGACGCGCCAGAAGTCCCAGGTGTCCGACACGATGGACACGATGCCGCCAGGGTACACTTCCGCGATCAAACGGTGGAACGTAGCGAGTTCATCGCTGCCCAGTTCGATTCGGATGTTGTTGCCGTTCCCATCGGTGAAGCTGGCGTACTTAGGCGCTTCCAGTTCAGCATTGCCGCCCATGCACATGACGCTGTGCTCGGTAGCCGGGACGGAGCCAGCAACCAGTTCCTTCGTCACATCTGCACCGTAGTACTGTTCCAGATAGTCGATAGCCGGAAGCGTATCGGTGCCACGGGAAACGAACAGGTGGGCCGCACCGCCTTTGGCTGCACCGTGCCAGCCGCACATGCCGCGCATCGAGAAGTCGTGAATCTGCCAATCAGCGAAGGCCAGATCGGAGCCGGTCAGCTCGACATACTTGTTCAGGATACGGCGGTATTCGTACGTGATGGTAGCGATGGTGCATTGCTGCCACAGTTCGTCCGAAAGAACGGTTTCCAGATAATTCGTCAGCCAGTAGAACTGCGGCAGGGTGTTGCGGATCGTCAGGAACGGAACTTTGATGTCTACGCGGGAGCCTTCCGGCAGCGCCTTAATCATGATCGGCAGGTAGCCCAGGTCGTGCAGTGCTGCGATGTGATCGGTACGTACGGCGTCCGGTCCCAGGAAGTTGTCGCAGCGGCGCTTGTACTCAGCCACGACTTCAGCCTTCGGACGAGCGAAGAAGTGTTCGTTCCATGCTTCGATCAGGAACTCTTGAATGAAGCCCGACAGTCCGACGAACACAACCTTGTTGTCGAACAGCTTGCCCATGTTAGCGTGAGCTGCGGAACGGGCCGTCAGGTTGGAGTACACGTACTGGGTGCCAGCCGGGTACTGCGAAATATGATCGAGCTTGTAACTATCAAGCGTCAGGTGTGGTTTGCATTTCATGTAATTCTCCTTTGGTAGCTCCGTGGCTCACTGTGTAGTCTGCCCCGGATTGGTTTAGTTTTGAGATGGCATCTGCCCGTGCTTTTACCGCAAGATCGAAAGCTGCCTCTCCGTACTTTATGACACTGAAACTTCGGCCCTTGTGCGCCCCGTCAAGCGCCTTCCATTTTGCACGCCAACGATTCTTTACAGGATCGAAGTCTACGCCGGTTACGCCGCTAGAATTGTTGTGCTGCATCTTGCAATTTCGCATGTTTCTGGCATGTGTAATCCGGCGAAGGTTCCCTGCCCTATTATCCGTCTTGTTCAGATTTTCATGGTCGATTTCTGAGTCTCCGGCTGGGCCGTTGTGCATCTCCCAGACGATCCTGTGTACGTAGCACTTCTTACCTGCCACTGCTACTTGGTAGTATGGAACGCCTTCATACACTTCGCCAGCTACGTCATTCGGCAGCTTCGGCTTGCCCTTGCCACTACCCTTTCGTGAAACTCTCCACCGAAGGCAGCTTGGACTCGACTCGTCATATACGAAGTAATCGTTCCAGTCCATTTTAGTCCACGATTACAACGTACACACCATCACCTTCGCCGGGAGTACCATTGCCAGTAGCGGCTGCGAAGTCGCGTTCTCCTGCGTCGTCAATGAAGTACTCGTCACCTAGCTCATCGACACCTTCGATGGTGTAGATGCGACCCGTAGTGATGTCTTCCAACTCATAGCCGTTAAAGAACACGACGCGAGTTCCGATTGCATGTTGTTGCTTAGCCATTTCAATTCTCCTTGGTTAGTTGGTAGCGCTCCTTACGAAGCGCCTTGGGTATTACAGTACCTTGACGCGGCCACTTGCTACTGCTGCTTTGCCAGTTGCCCCGACAGGATTAGCAGTGTACACATCATCGATCAGTCCGTCAAATACTTTTTCACCAGCACTGAAGATACCGTGTGTTACGTACAGCATGATCTTGCCAGTGGTTTTTGTGCGCAGCACCTTTGCCAACTCGGTGAATGTACGGCCACCATCGCAGATGTCGTCTACGATCAGGAAGTCCATATCACCCACGAGGATGTCGGGGACACGGGTTTCCAGAATCTTGCCGGTAAGAAGGTCACGCACCTTCTCCGCTTGGATCAGACCGGAGAACCCGCCTGCCCTAGCGAACTTGCTGGCCTTCTTCGAAGCCCCGGCATCGGGAGCAACGATGATAGTGTTATCTGCACCGACACGGCGAGCCACACGGTCAACACCGAAGTCTTGTGCGTAAGCTACCACGTTATCTAGCAGGGCCGTGGTAACGTCCGAGTGCGGGTCCGCGACAACGACCATATGGAACTTCAGCGAGTTGATGAAGTCAGCCACTACTCTAATCGACAGGCTCTCGCCGGGGTTGCACACACGGTCCTGCCGAGCGTATGGTACGTAAGGCATAAACAGGTTGAGCTTAACGCCACGATGCTCACGGCGGAGCGCATCAGCCAACAAGGCCAGATCGATCAGGTCGCCGTTCGATTCGAAATCTAGTTGCAGGGTCAACTCTTCATCGAAGAAGGTTCCAAGCGCTACTCGGATACAGCTCTCGCCACCGGGGAAGGTAGTCTTGGTATGGCCAAACTCGCAGCCTACGATACTAACGCTCATTCAAATGCCCCTTCACGGTAGACGCGGAAGTAGGTCTTCCCCATCTGCTTGTTGTACATGACCTTCAGATCGAAGTGCTTGCCAGCACGAATCTTCTGGACCAGATTGCCATCCTTGTCACGTTGGGAATGGTAGCTAGGGTTGTAGCACCAGCCGGGGATGAAACGGCCTTCACGTTGGTTACGACTCATTCTTATTCTCCTTTCAGGATTGCGATTTGCTTCTTCAGACGGGCCACAGCCAGCTCTTTGTCGGTCATGTTTGCGGTGTCAGTGTCCCGGTCGAACTCGTAGCCAAGCTCGTTATCGAGACTACCTTCGTTCGCGGGTTCGAAACAGCGCTGGTACGAGTCAGTTCCGAAAGCGAAGTCGGTGCGGTTGTTCCACATTGCCAACGCCCCGTTGATTTCGGCGCGATACGAGAAACCATCTCGGCTGTAGTCGTTAGCAGTGGCCCTCAGATTAAAGCCCATCGCCTGAAACTCCGGCATGGTGCAGGCGAGGCCGACCGCGCAGAAGTTCGAACCGCACTCGGTTTCGTTACGGAAGAAGCTCAGGTCGAACAGGGTTTCCGGTTGGGCTTCAACAGCAGCCAGCAGAGCTTCCAGATTTGCTACGATGATAGCGTTACTCATTTTCTTCTCCTTGGGTTTGCCCTTCAGGGCAGGTTTGGTCCGAGTTCGGACAGTATTTAACACCGGGGCAAGTCCCGAATTCTACATCACACTGGCAGCGTTGGTAGTGGTTCTTACGTCCGCTGCATACTTCGTATTGTAGTTCACTAATTTCGTCTGGGTCAAGCATTTTATTCGGTGTAGCTGTTCGGGTACAAGATGATGCAACCCTTCTCTTCCAGCGATGCCAGCAGATCAGCCGAGATACGCAGCGGGTACAGGTAGCAAGGCTTCTCCATTGCCAGCATACGGTGCAGCATATCGAGCGAACCCGTACTCTTACCGTCCCAGACCACCAGAACGGCATCAGCGATGTCTGCCATCTCCTGATTGCGCCAATGGCCCGCCAGAGCGTTGTAAGCGCCTCGGCTGTTGTGGCGTACCACTGCGCCCGGAGCCTTGATGTTGCCCCATTTAGCGGGCTTCTTGGACAGCTTCAGACCGGCCTTCTCAGCGAAGATTTCACCGTGCTTGTCCGGGCCTTCGGCTTCGCCGGAGATAACGTGAATCTTCTTACCGTACTTCGCCCAGAGGCCGGATTCGATTATCGCAGCCCGTGTTACTGCGTAATCTTTGATGCTACGACTTCCTGCGATGATTAACTTACACATACTAACTCCTTATTTGAAAGTTCTACCAGCTTCATAAACAGCGCCCCGGCCCATGTTGCGGATGTGACTTTATTGCCGACTCCGATGCCGAGTTGCTTCCGACCTTCCGCATCTTGCTTGAAGAACTCTACCACGGCTGAGCACACACCGGGGTTGTTTTCAATTTCAGACTGCACACGCTTCCCCTCCGGGTGGGAACTGATTAAGGCCGTAAAGTGGCGAGTCATATCCTTCGCTTGCTTCGTTACGTAGAATTCTCTGTTCCTTACGTAGTTAAAGAAAACCGACTCATGCAGCCCGTCCGGGTTCTCGGCGTGGCATTCATGGCACATCAAGAACAAGTTTGAGGGGTCTACGCTCCCGCCAAACTGGTGAGCGATAATGTGGCAACGCTGAGGGGTACAGGGCTTTCCGCACGCGTAGCAAGATTTGCCGTTATCTTCTAGGATGACTTCAAAGCTCAAGTCTCCTAGAGTGTTCGCCCAGTGCTCAGCGTCTTGCCCCTTAATCCTAGAGTTCCAGTAGTTATGTATTGCTGCAACGGTTGGTGCCGCCTTGCGCTTACCCGTTAAATCTATTGTCATTTATTCCTCCACCAAATCATGTGTTCTACTGCCACTACAAACGTTCCGAACACTAATGTAATGAACGCTAGTAGTCCGTGTAGTAGGTATCCCAAAAAGAAAAGGGCCATGACGCCGTAGCATCGCAGCCCTGTCAAGTAGTGCTTCTTACGTTCCGTGGCGAGTCGTGTACTGAGCCCCAACTTCGTTCAGCCTTTTAATCATCTCTGCACGCCAGTTGCAGGCAAGTTGGAACGCTTCATCGCTTCCGAACTCTTCGACACTGTAGCACTTGTTGCGCAGCTTCCCATCTTCCCTCCACGAAGCACGCCAGTAATCTTTTGAACGCTTCGTAGTCAAGCTGACGCCTGTTACTCCGCTAGTGTTTGTTACCGGCTTCGATCTGTTATGCTGGTTCACAGTTTTTGTCACGCACCGAAGATTTCCAATGCGGTTGCAAGCCTTGTCACCGTTCTCGTGGTCGATTTCGTACCCAGCCGGGATAGGGCCATTTCCCATCTCCCAGATTATTTGATGCACCATGTACTTTGTGCCGTCTAAGCGGACACGATAGTACACGTTACCTGCTAATCCGCCAGCGGCATCTCCGGCTTGCACAAGTAAGTCAGAACCGCTTCCACGCGGCCTGTCAACCTTCCAGCGGAGACAGGACGGGGAGCTTTCGTCGTAGTAGAAGTAATCTCCCCAGTTCACGGTCACTCCTGCTTTGCGAAGTACGCTTGCAATCCTGCAAAGCCACCGGGGATGAGCACGCCGTCCTTGTAAATCTGCGGCATCGAGCGATGCTGTTCACGGCGGATGAACGCTGCTGCATTAGCATCCTCGTCAATCTTGGTCACTTTGAATTCCAGACCCTTAGCGGTCAGAAGCTTGGCAGCGTCTACGCACTTAGCGCAACCTTCCATGCTAAAAATTTCGTACATTCCTTACTCCTTGATTTTGATGGCACGTTCTTCGAACACGCCCAGGTTGACGACAGCACCGTCCGACTTGGAACGGCACAGGGCGGCAGGCCCGTTGATGGACTGCACTTCGAACAGGCCGAGATGGCGGCTGGATGCCCCAGCGAACGCGTAAGCAATGGTATCGCCTGCACGGACATTGTTGCCTTGGATGTCTTTCAGCGGGGCAATCGGAACCAGCTCGTAGTCATCCAGCTTACCCAGCACTTCGTACATGGTCGGGTCGTAGAACGCACGCTCACTTCCCTTGTCATCGACAAAGAGAGCGCCCGTGCTACCGCCGTAGCTGTTGTTGCCCGTGATCGGGTAAATCTTACCCGGAGTGACACCACCACCCCGCAACCCGTCGAGGTACTTCACCAGATCGCCAGCCGTTGCTTGTTTGGTATTGCTCATTCAATTCTCCTTTGGTTAGTTAGGTAAGAAAGGCTACATAGTAACCCTTCTTACGGTTGCTGTCAACTACTTGTTACTGGCAGGCCACGCATTCGGACGACGACGATACAATAGCACGGCTTGAGTACACGTAGTACAGGCTGTGGATCAGCTCGTTCAAGAACGCTTCTTGGTGAATCTCCGCGATCTGTTCTTCGGTCGTACCCTTAGCAATGTACACGTTAATGCTCTGGCCTTGGTCCACATCCTTCTGGCTAACAGCAGCCAGACGCAGGACAACACGTTGATCGATTTCGAAGGCGGTCTTAAAAACTTCCTTCTCTTCCGGGGTCAGCCAGTCCACATGCTGCACGGAGCCGTAGCCACGTACCACATCCTTAATGCAGGCGTCAACGTCCAGCCCCTTACGTTTGATAAGGGCTAGCAGCGGCGGGTTCACACGATCCACTTCACCGGCAGAGGTCTTCTGGGTAAAGCTCATCGCCGTATCGAAACCACGGCCTTCCGAGATACCGCCCATGATAAGCGCAGTGCTCTTGGTCGGGGCAACAGCCAGACGGTGCGTAAAGCGCAGTCCGTAGCCCTTGCACCACTCTGGCTCTCCCAGCTCCACAGCCAGCCACTTCGAAGCAGCCAACGACTGCTCGTTAAGGTGCTGGAAGAACTCGGCGTTGAACAGGTAGGCGTCCAGAGACTCCACCGGCATCATGTGCTCTTGCATGTAGGTGTGCAGACCACCAGCGCCCAGTCCGATTGCTCGGCCAGCTTTGGTAGACGCCACAGCCTTTTCTAGACCCGGAATCTTCTCCGCTTGGATGATGAACTCCGACACAACGCAATCGAGGAACACGGTAGCGACCATCACAGCGTCCGTACCTTTCCACTCATCGTACTTCGAAGCATTCATCCACGCCAACACGCAAGTGTAGGTGTACTTCGTAGCATCGCTGTGCAGGAAGATTTCGGTACACAGTTGCGAAGCCTTGACCATGAAGCCGAGGTCTTTGTACATCTGCGGACGGTTACGGTTCACCTTGTCGATGAAGAAGAAGTAACCTTTACCAGTCACCATCTTAACCTTCATCATGCGCTTGAATCGCTTGTGAGCTTCCTTGTCACCCTTGTTAAGAAGTGCAATGTACTCGTCAGTGACGATCCAGCCCATGTTGAAGTCGTCATCGTGCTTCTCAAGGTAGTTAATCACTTCCCAGAAGTCGCCATGCATCACGTTCAGGTAAGCGGCCCATGCGCCACGGCGGGAGCTACCCTGAGACACTTTACGCGACATCAGGATGTGGTCTTCGATCACCGGCATGACGCCATTTGCACGACCCCCACTACGCATCTTCGAACCGCGAGGCTGGACTTCCGACAGGTCGGTAGCAGTACCAAAGCCATGCTTCGACAGCAGGGCCATCTCTTTCAGGTTGTCGTAGAAGCCGAAGATCGAATTGTCCATCTCGGAGCCAGCGCAGCTCACCGGGCATCCACGGTCAGTCCCCATGTTCGCCAGCACCGGAGTCGAGCAAGCCATCCAGCCCTTCCACATGATGTTGAAGAACTTGTCAGTCCAGTAGCCTTCGATGTCTGCGTAGACCATCAGCCCTTCGTTGCTGCCCGGAAGCATCGTACGCGGGGCGTGCTTAGCAGCCGTCTTGGCGATACGCATGTACTGTTCACGCGGGTTCTCCGCTTCGTACAGGTACTTCTCCAAGAACATCTGGTAGCCAGCAGTAGGCATCCATTCCGGCACGGTCCCGGCAGCTTGACCGGCTTTACGGTCTTCACTTAGTTGTTCGTACTTAGTTACTTCTTTCATTTACCATGCCTCTCTGTGTAGTTGGCTCCATTAGCGTTAGCTATTCTCACAGCTTCCACACGGGCCTTCTCTGCCATTTTCATAGCAGCCTCTAGCCCGATTTTGTGTGCCGGAATATTCGCCACGACTTCTGTGCCGATGTACGCCTTAACGTACGTATAGTGTTTGATTTTGTGGACGTAGACGCCAGTGATGCCAGACTTGTTCCGCGAACTCTTTCTGCGATTCTGCTGGTTTCCAGCCGCAGTGAGCGCCACCAAGTTAGAGTGAACGTTGTTTGTGCAGTCTCCGTCCTTATGATCTACCATCATGCAATCAGGCAACGGCCCGTGAAGCATCTCGTAAATGATACGGTGACAGCGGTACACACGTCCTGCAACCTTAACTTGATAGCGCCCTTGTCCGCTTAAACTTCCTGCAACGGCTCCAACTCTTGCTTTTGTCAACCTGCCCTTGCTATCGTAGATGTTGACAGCCCACCGGAGGCCGGATGGGACTGCCTCATCGAGCACGAAGTACTCATTCCACAGCATTACTTACACCTTCAGGCAAGCGCCAAATAAACCTGTCCTCATCCCACGTAGTAGTGTACTCCCTGCCTTTGCCTACGAAGAAATCGTTCTGTTGATACTTTTGAATTCCGCCATAGAACCACTCCGCAATCGGGTTCGCACCGATTTGCTTCTTGCTGAACAGTACCGGCACGCCCAAATCGTTCAGGCAGATATTGATACGGCTCATGACGAACTGCTTCAGCGACAGGGCAGTAATACCAGTACCAATGTCGCCCTGCTCCATCAGCATATCCGAGATGCGGAATTCGTGTTCTGCCAACTTCTTCGCAGCACGACGAATACGGTTGCACAGCGAACGCCACAACTCCTTGAATGCTTCCGGCGACAGCAGCTCTTTCAGCTCTTCGATAGCCTTACGGAAGATCATAGCACCGCCAGTTTGGTGCAGCCCTTCGTCCACAACGGATTGGTCGATACCACGCACCACGTTGCCGATGAAGTTCTGGCCTTTGCTCTGGAACGACTTGAATAGAGCGAAGTTAGCGAACAGTACGCCACCTTCCATCATCGAGAACACCGCCAGAGACAGCAGATCGTCCTTGCTATCCACAGCTCGGTCGAGGAACTTCACACGGCTGTCCAGCACAGGATCGTTGACGTACGAAGTGTAGAACTCGTCCGTATCCAGTCCCAGCACTCCGTTCAGCTTGTTGTAGAACGGGGCGTGGACTTGCAGTTCGAAAGCTCCGAAGACGCCTGCCATACGCTGAATCTCAGGACGAGGGAACGCTTTGATGACACGGCCCATCCAGTACTCGTTACCGGCGAACATCTCGTATCTGGTGAACAGCTTCAGGCCCGTAGTGATGGCATGGCGAGCTGCCGGGCTGACATTCACAAGCATATCCTGCTTGTCCTTCTCTACCGCGATTTCCTTATGCGTCCAGCGGCAGTCTTCGAACTGGGTATCAGCCAGTGCTACGAACTCCGGGTAGACGATAACGTAACTATCGGTAGGAGTCATGATTCTTGGTTTGATGTTCATTCTACTCCTTTGTTAATGAAAACGGGGCCGCAGCCCCGTGTTGGATGGACATTATAGCACAGGTGCCGTCAGATTGCAACCTTAGTAGTGCTAGCTAAGCATCGGTCGGAGTCACCGCAATGCTGCTTGCACACATCGTCGCCCGCTACCTCGGAAGCACACGAGAAGGCCGTCACCTTACGCTTTCGGCGTTCCTTCTTAACCGGAACCACCAGGGGAGCATGGTACTCAGCAATCGTCTTCAGGCTACCGCCTTCGGTGAAGCGCCCTGGCCGCACTTGGTCGATTAGTCCTTCCAGCACTTCGATCTGGTCAAGAATCGCCTGCTCATCTGGGTTAGCCTGCTCTTGCGGGAAGGCTTCTACAGCTCCTTGGAAGTCCTTGCTCGTTGACAACGAACGGGACATCTCGTTAGCAAGGCTCATATCCTTGTAGCCTGCTGCGATGATGCGGTCTTCGGGAGTGGCGTACGAACTGGCTAGGAAGTTGGAGTTGATGTCAACCTCCCCTACGATTCGGTAAGCGATCACTACCTGCCCTTGCAGATTTCTGTGCTGCGATGGAATGTACTCAATTGGATAGTCCAGATCGAAACCGAGAACCTTCAGGTACGGTGCGATCAGAGCATCATTCTGAGGGTTGATAAAGTCGATCATGCGCAGATGGGACAGCTCTGGAACCTTCGCTTTCAGGTCGGTGACGCTAATTGATTTCATTACACCACTCCTTAGTAGGTCTTGCCACCAGCAGCTTCGCGGGCTTCTTTCTTGTGGTCTGGACGGACAGCATTGAAAGCCATCTTCTCTTCGATTGCACCGCCCAGGTCCATGTTGTAGGCACCGGCCAGATCGAAGATACGGATCACTGCGTCTGCCAGCTCGACTTCAGCCATCGAACGATGTGGTAGCTTGTCGTCCATCAGCCCCTTACGGTCGCCTTCCATTGCTTCCGAAATCTCGCTATGCACCAGACACAGTTTGTTGGAGAAGCACAGCGGGTTCAGGGTAAGATGGTTGCCTTCCTTGTCAGTCCACCAGCCAGCGTTGGTCGAAGCTCCGTGGCAAGCGTCTACTGCTGCGTTGATGTCGTGTTTGATACTCATAGCTATTACTCCTTAGTTGAATTGCATATTCTGTTGCACCAACCACTTCAGCATGGTTGGCATCTCTTTGTACGGGTACGCCGTACCGTAGTTGAATCGCTCGATTGGACCGTCACGTTCCAGCATATAGAACTCTTCTTGATCGAAGCAGGCAGTCACGCCGTCCTTAGAATAGTCGTACGTAGGAACGAACATAGGGTTCTTTTCGAAGCACAGTCGCCCGTCTGACAGGCAGACGAACGTGAGGCCCAAGTCAATCCCGAATGCATGGATTGGAACCTCTACGAACGTCAGCTTGCTCATTTCAGCAGTTCTTTCAGACGATTCAATGCGACAATCATATTGTCGATGTCGTCTTTGTGAACGCGCACGGTGTCCCCGCTATCCCCTTCGTCAAGGTAGGCGAAGCCCTCCTTAGCGTTCAGTAAATCGAAACGATAACCGTAGCCAGTGTCTCCACGTTCAGGCTCAGCAAACCGGATATAGCGCGGATGGCTGGATGCGTTACGTACGTCAATAGTGTCACTCATTTGTTTCTCCTTTAGGTTGTCCGTGGTCCGGGGTGTACCCGGCTCCCTCGGCATTTAGTTTATCTACTGCTTCCTTCCTAGCTTTACAAGCAAGATCGAATGCATGTTGCTCTCCAAGTTTGTTCACCGAAAAGCTCATCTTAACAGATTTCCCTTCTAGCGTCGAGTACTCGGCTGTCCAGTAGTGGTACTTATCTTTGATAACGTGCCGAGACACGCCCACCACACCACTAGTGTTGTCACAACGCCCCAATGAGTTCCTGTTGTTAAGGCTGCGGCTAACTGCCCTCAAGTTCCCGATCCGGTTATTGAACCTGTCGTGGTCGATGTGATCTACGAACAGACCATCTACAACGTTGCCAAATAGTTCCAGAACAATCCTATGGCACAGGTAGCCAGTGTCACCTACTTCAACTTGCCAATATCCGTTCGCTGTAGGAGAACCAGCAGGGTCGCCAGCAAGGACATGCACCCTCCCTTTCCCGCAGGTTCTCTCTACTTTCCATCTCAGGCAGCTAGGGCTAGTCTCGTCGTAGTAGAACAAGTCAGCCCAGTTGGTCACAGTTCCATTACCTCTAGCACCGGATTACCGTTGATAATAAGCGTAGTTCCGATGATGGGGCGGTGTGGGAACACCTTATTGTACGCGAATGCTAACTGCTTATCATCGATCAAGCAGCCCGAATTCATTCCGAAGTACAAGCCTTTTGGGTTACTCCAAAACTCCACCCCGTAGCTTTCATGGTAATGGCCCGATACATGGGACATCGACATCGCACGGCTCGTTGCTACGGCCTTCTTCGTCTTACCGTGATGCACGTACACATCAGGTTTGCCCCACTCACTCATATCTAGCACAAGGTCATTATACCACTTCCAACCGTTTCCAACCTCAAGAACTTCGTTGTAGCTACGAATGTAGTGCTTCGAAATCCCGTGGTGCTTCGCCTTGCGGAAAGCCATGCTTCCGTGATTAGAGTCAATCAAGTCCATCACTGGGAACATCTTCTCAAGTTCCTTGATGACAGGTAGAGCACGGCGAAGCTCGTCACCGGCAGATGGCAGGTCAGGGTCGCTGTCGTGGAACGACATCGCGTGATGATCCAGTTCATCGCCAAGGCAGATAACCCGTGTCGGATTGTACTTCTTCTTCAGCCCCTCCAAGAACGGCAAAGCATTCTTATGATGGTAGGGTACGTGCAAGTCCGAGATGAAGAGGATGCGGGTGTTGTCGTAGCCATCGTTACCCTCTGCGATTGCCTTCTGAGCATGATAGCCCCGGAGGAAGTCACTGACGGTGCTCTTCGGCTTCTTCAGCATATCCGCGATTTCTCGCCAGCTCGACCCTGCTTCGTCCAACTTCACAGCCAGCACGGTCCAGTCAATAGTGTTGCTCATGTTAGCCCTTATGGTCGTAGGCAGCTTGTAGTGCGAGGATCAGCTTCGGGACATCTTCCCTCCAGATAACTGCTTTACCACCGGATGAGTCTTCAACTTCAATGATCCCTGTACCACAGTGAACATACTCCAGTGAGCCGTTGGTATTCATGTAGCTGAAGCCATCGATCTGGACTCGCGGTTCCTGCTCATCGACGCGTTTAAACATTTGATTCTCCTTTCAAGATTGTTGTTACCAGCTCCTTACGCTTAGTAGCGTTACTTACAGAAGCACCAGTATATCCGTACTGCATAAGAAACGCAAGGACTTGTTTCACAGGTTTCTTCGTGATTTCAAGAACTTGCTTAGCTGCTCTCGCCTCTTCGAACGTCATCCCTTCACTCTGGGAATACGTGTGAATCTTGTGGCAAGTCTTGCATACAGCCCGGAGGTTGTCCACTTCGCAATAGAGCCTCCCTACGAACGGGCCGATGTCCTCTACCGACAGGATCGAGCCTGCATCGTGTGGGTAGTGGTCAACTTCCATCTCCTTCGATATGAACCACTCCGTACAGATTGCGCACTGGTACTCCCAGAGCTGACGCTTGTTCGGGCCTTTGTAGGGGCGTCTAGCAGCCTTCAGGCAGTCGTTACGGGGTTGCCACCGAAGCCAGCGACTTCGGAGTGACGAGCGAACCCATGCCAAATATTGTGCCTCCGTCATGGTTCCGCTACAGCGGGTCTTAGGTGCTGTATCTTTCTTCATGTTGGCCTCCAATCGAGTAGTGCCATTAAGACCGGCTCCGTAATTTCCCCGGCATCGAACGCCCTCCACGATGCTTGGCGTACCGCTATCACCTTGGCAAACAAGTATGCCTTAGCTGCCTGTTCCTCTGTCTCAAACGTACCTAAGAACCTCCGAACACCATCAACGTCCCTGCACTTCGCGGTATAAACTTTCGGACCATTCCTGTCCTTGCGTTTTCCAACTCCCGCTGCATACATTCCGTGCTTTCCTACTATGACGCTGTTGATCTTAGGCGGGACAAGACAGCAAGTTGCAGGAGAGTAGTGCTTGGCTCCCTTACCTAAAATGTCTTTATCCAACCTCTTATCAGGTGTGAAGCCGTTGTCGTGCAGCCACTTCGCAAACGTCTGGAAGTCAAGCCACTCTCCGCACACCGACGATCCGGCGTACGCAGGGAACCTTGCTTGGTGCGTCTTGTTGTGAGTGCGCTTCAGCATATCACGCCACACCCTATATTCAGGCGTATGCATCCCAGTCCCCGGAACTACGCTGACGTAATCGCCGGGGTGGTACACACCGACCCCTTCGACTTTACGTGTCATTCGATGCCGCCGATTTTCAACGCCCAGCAGATCGCTTCCACGACCCACAGATGAGGCTCAAAATCGTCCCCGGTGTAGTACTGAGGCTTGTGCTTTGCAGCGGATTCCTTCGCTGCTGCGATGGCGTGTGTGATGGTGAACTCGGTGTACTTGCTACCCAGCTCTTTGTAGAAATCAGTCATTGCTTACTCCCAGTTTAGTTAATACTTTCTTCACATCGAAGCGATCCCCGTCCCAGCGTCTCATGAATGCGCAGTCCGCATACATCTGCCAAATTTCCAGCCAGCTCTTCGTATGTAGCACTCCGTTCCAATCACGGTACGTAACAGGCTCAGGATACCAGATTTGATACTGCTTGGCAACTGCTTCCAGAGCCTCCTTATCGGTCTTACAGCCCTTCAACAGTTCGTACGCACCAATCTCCCCGAACTTCACTTTGGCAAGCTCACAGGGCTTGTACGCGTCTACAGGGTCCCCGAACACCATCTGGTAGTACAGGAATACTCGCCCCTTACCTTTGATGTCCTTGGTGAAGATCGGCTTCCCTGCTGCGGTCTTCCTTGCTGTCTCTTTTTCGATCAACGTCAATGCCCCGAACCCGCTAATGTACTCAGGCTCCGTCATGTTGTCCCAGTTGTACAGCCAGCCGGGTCCGTGGTTCGAATCCTTATCAATCGAAGCTTGCGTATTTCCGGCAGTCATGTAGGCAACAAGTACATCATCCGCTTCTACTCCGACACTGGTTTCAGCAGCGTGCGAATTGATGAGGTAGTTCTTACAGTCCTTCAGTTGCAGTGGCTTGGCAGTGTCCTTGCGAGAGTCCTTGTACCGGGTAGGTAGTGGCAGATCGAGGCGGAAATTGTCGTCTCCGCTCACTACGATGTGGTAGCTCGTGGCCGAGCACGCCTTCGTGATGTTCTGGATCATGTGGTTCAGGATGTGGAAAGCGTTCTCCAACGGTCCTGACTTCTGCCCCGGCGTGATTTCGTAATCGTCCTTCGTGTCGCCAGCCCATTCGCGGAACTTGGTAAGAGTATCAAACTCTACTTCCTCCGCTGTCTCTTTGTGTACGCATTTTACGAAGCGTTTCTCGTTTGCTGCTGATGCTCGGTAGGCCAAGATGTCCCCATCGATACACACTAGGTCAGGTTTGTCAGTCTTCATCAATTGTTACCTCTTCCCATTTCCCGTTGCAGAAGTTCTCGATACGGCTCATCGCGTGGTCAACGTCATCGTTTGAGTCGTCGCAGCAACCCTCCCCACAATTCATCCAGCCGGATGTAAATATCCAAACGTGGTAGTAAGCAGCCTTACCTTCTTCCAACGCTTCTCTTACTTTTTGCTCTGTCATTCGTTTCTCCTAAAGAAAAACCCCACTACCCTTTCGGATAGCGGGGCGAGTTAGCTAGTACTTCTTAGCTGTTAGAACGGGATGTCGTCATCCATGTCCGCGAAGTTTGGCGCAACTGGCTTCTTAGGAGCTTTTGGAGCTGCCTTCGGAGCCGCTTTTGGCTTCTCAGCCGGGGCGTCGTCACCATCGTTCGAAGCAGTGCCAGTCTCAGCCTCAGCCTCGTAGGCTTCGATTGCTTTCTGCATGTTCGAACCAGCGTAGTTGTTAGCCAGCTTGATTTTCTTCACGAGGTCACGACGAATCCACTTGATGTCGTCCTTGGTAACGTTGTCGAAGGTAATGCACTTGGCTTCTACCTTCAGCGGACGAACTTCCGGCAGGGCTTCGATTGGATTGCCGTCTTCATCTGCTTCACCCGTGTCCACAGGGGCCAATGGCGACAGACCCTTGTTGCTCACGTTCTTGTAGATGATGTCGTTGCCGTCCTTATCCTTCTTACCGGAGTTGACTTCCTTAACTTCGATAGTGATGTTAAGTGGCTTATCCAGCAGTTGTTCAAGGTCGTCATTGTCGCCCACGCCGAAGTCTGCAATGCCGCAAGCCTTGCCGAGTTTCGTCAGCATGTTCTGCGGGTGGAACGTCCACGGCTTACCTTCCAGAAGCTTGCCGTTGGCATCTTTCGGAGGCATCTGGCCGAAGTTGATACCTTCGACTTCGCCTTTGAAGTTCTTGTTCAACATGAATCGGTACGGCTGCTTACCGATTTCGCCACCGTAGTCTACGATGTTCGCCACCAGATCAACGAACACGGCCACTTGGTCTTTTGGACCCTGCGGAGTAGCGATTGCGCCGGGGGTATCTTCATTCACCAGATCGCCTTTTGCGTTCTTGTAAATGTCTTTCCGGTTCTGTTCGCCCAGATCAACAAGCATCGATACGCGTGCTGGACGGACGAGGCTCACACCTTTTTCGCTACCCTTGAACGGTGTAGGGAAGATACGCGGTTCGAAATTACCACCGTTGCCGCCACCACTTTTCTTCGATTTGAATGCCATTTTGTTTCCTTTGTAGAGAGTTCGTAGCCTTTCGGTCATACGCAATAGTGCCATTTTATTTTCGGACGTTTACGGCTGTTTCGTCCCTATAATCCATGCCTTACAGTGTAGCTCTCGCCGCAAGCGTTCATTCTAGCTATTGCTTCAGCCCTTGCTTTTTCAGCCAAAGTTCTAGCTAAATCGTCGCCGTACTTCAGAATAGAAAACGACCTTCGCTTGTACTTTCCATTTTCCTTCCAGTTAGCTACCCAGTAGTAGTACGTAGTTCCATGCTCGTTCTCCAACTCTCGGTAAGAAACACCACAAGTTCCAGATGAATTGTGAGCATGTAACTTACTGTTTTGAGCATTAACTTTGTTAGTGACTAGCCTCAAATTCGATATGACGTTGTTCTTCCCATTCCCGTCGATATGGTCTATCACAAGCTCTGAGTCGGTTATTGACCCGTTATGCATCTCCCATATAACTCTGTGAGCTAGGTAGGGGACACCGTACAGCCATATGAAGCAGTTGCCTTTACCTGTGTTACCTGCTACATCACCCTTCGTCTTGAATTTGTACGGGTGCCGACCCCTGAACACGTCCCGATTCCATCTCAGGCACGTAGGACTAGACTCGTCGTAGTAGAAGTGTTCGGTCCACTGGACTTCGATGAGTCTAGCAGCCATTAACGAGCCTTGCGGGCAGCGTCCTTAGCAGTCTTACCCGGACGGGCCACTGGGGCCAGCTTTGCTTCCTTCAGCAGACGGATGCAGTTCTCGTGGGTACGAGGGGCGTTGCCGATGGCGCGGGTCTGAGCTGCGGACATAAATTCTTTGCGTTGCATTTGTTTTCTCCTTAACATGGTTGTGGTGAGTCGTGCAGGGTTCGAACCCGCGCACTGCGGCCTAGAACACCGCTGCTCTGAATCCGCTGAGCTAACGACCCGGATAATGGGATTCCCCATTTAGTAGCAGACGATACGTAGCACCTTCCTATCAAACATAAAGCTCCATCCTTGGCTATCAAAACTTTTTGTGGAAGATTGAAGAAGCGTTTAGCTACAAAGCCACACGGGCTTTCAATCTTTTACGTCTTGAGCTTTCAGCGCTGGCCGTCCTTTTGTGACTGCCACCAGCATAACCTTTCACCTTTCAGCACCAAGTTTTAATCTACAACACTTGGCTGGTACGTCGCACTCCGGCGACCCCCAGCGATCTGTTTTCGAGAAAAATTCGAATAGCTTCCATTAGCAATTGGTTGGCCCCAGTTTCCGTCTAGGGGCCAGAGACGAGATAGATTTTTGTTTTGCTACGTACATCTGCTATTAAATGGAGGCTGGATAACCAGCACTCCGTACCACTTCTTACGACAGAACGACTTCCACTTTCGTGATAGCGTTTGCTTCCGACAGGGTGTAGTCCACTTCAGTAGTGAACTGTTCCAGATCGCGGGCCATCGCTTCGACCTTTTCTTTCATACCGTCGAAGGCGACCACAGCCAGCTTGGTGTTGCGCTCAGCCATCGTGCGGAAGACGTTGATTTCGTCGTCGGTTGCTTTCTTCGTACCACCGGAAGCAGCAGTCACTTGCTGAGCGATCTTCGATTCGATCTGAGCTTGCACTTGATCGACCTTGATCTTACCGGCGTTCATCTGAGCACGCAGGGTGTTCAGGAAGTTGAGCTGGTAGATGTTGGCTGCTTTCTTCGCCAGCGCTTCATCGATGGTCATGGTCTTGCCAGCGATGGTAACGTTGGTAGTGGCGTTTGCCTTGTTTCGTGCTGCCTTCAGGACAGCCAGCTTGGTAAGCAGTGCTGCCACGCTATCGAAGTTCGACTGGGACAGCTTCTTGCCTTCGGTAGTTTCAGCCGTTTGATCGACTGGCACGGTGAACACGAACGAAGTGCCGTTCAGGACTTGCAGCTTGTTCTCGGTTGCTTTGATTTCAGCGATGATGCGGTGCAGGGACATTTCCATTTTATTTCTCCTAAATGTGATTGGTTGGTTGCGTTCTGTTTCCAGAGAATCGTATCTTACACTACGTAGCGTTACTTGTCAAGTTTCGGCACGTAGAGGGTATTGAGCGTTTCGAAGCTGCCGTCTTCGTTCGCCTTGACGACTGGCGAAGTGGTGACGATTTGACCGTTCAGGTACTCAGCCGGATGATCGAACGGGACAACCCGGATGCGGTAGCCTTCCTTCACTTCCGACAGGCCCATCGGCAGAGCGTAGAAGTGGACAACCGGCTTCGCCTCGGTACGGTTGGTTTGCTGCTTGGCGATGTGGCTGTAGTATTCCGGCACGCTCGTAAATTTGGTATCGCTCATATTCTCTCCTATGTGTCGTTTAATCGAACAGCCGGGTTATGGAAGATTCCAACCGTTCGTAGTCTCTCGTACGTTGCACTAGCTCCGTAGCGTTGTAGGCACTATACCCGTTTGCATGGAGCCAGTCAAGCAGTTTAACCGCATCGATGTGGTAGACGTTGGTAGTAGCAGTACGTTCTACCAGTATTCCCTTCGGAAAGCCCTTTTGGAACTTAACGAAGTACGGCAATTCTACCACAATGTATTCCGGTTCACCAGAGCGGCCTTGATTTGACTGGCTACCGTTTCTGGTACGCACCACTACCTCGCTAGCTGCTGTCACAAGGCGTCGATAATCCTTGGCTTTAGCTGGCTTGGTAGCTTTGCGCATTTCCTTCGTAGGCTTAGTCCGGGTCATCAGTCCCAGCCACCGCCACCGCTGCTGCCGCTGTCGTAGGAAGAGGACGAACCGCTGTCATACGAGGACGACGAACTCCACGAGTCACTGCTGGAAGAGCTGGACGACGAGCTGCTGGATTTCCAGTCATCATCGCTGCCCGACGAGTACGAGGAACGGCTAGTCTCGTAGTCGGTAGTACGGGGTGCCTCGTACACCGGGGCCGGTGCAACATATTCACGTTCCACGTAAGTGTCACGATTGCTATGCGAGTGGCCGTGTGTGTCATGGCTACCGTGATGCATCATATCGCTAATCAACATGCCAGTCAACAGATCGTTGCCGTGGTTGTTGCCACTGTTCACTACCACCGTACTCGGCTGAGGCGCTACGTAAGCCGGTTGATACACCGGATGAGGCGGGGCATCGTAGGTACGGCCATGATTCACATACGGGCGGGGTTGCAGACTGCCACCAGCCGGGAGTACATCCGGGGTGTACGGAACGTGCGGAACATCCATCCACGAAGTTACCTGACGTTTCCGGGTAAGCAGCTTGTAGAGCACGTACACGATAATGCCGATGATCGTAGTCCAGAACAAGAACTTCAGCAGTTTTACCAGAGCCGAGTCACCAACCGTTTCCACGTACGTAGTGGCGACTGGCTGAGAGGCGTACGAAGGCTTTGGGGCTACACGCTGCACCGGAACTGCCCGTTCCAGCTCTGCCACGGTACGTCCGAACAGGGCCGAGTCTTGTACCTTGTGGTTCGTGTCCAGCAGTCGAGCCGTCTTCAGCTCAGCGGCAGCAGCGCCCCGGTCGTTGTCAGCCTTCAGCAGCACGTAGGCGTTGAACAGGTGGGCTTTCGCACTGTCGGGACGCTCACGCAGCACTTCTTGCGTCATGCTCTTGGCTGATTGGTAGTCCCGTGCAGCCAGAGCGTTTTCGATGTCCGATGGACGGGGCATTGCGAAGGCCACTACGGTAGCCAGCGACAGGATGATACCAGCAAACAGTTTCTTCATTCTTCTCTCCTTGGTTGGCCCCCTTTCGGGGGCGGTTGGTTGGTTGGTTGTATTACTTACCTGCGTTGACGATGCCTTTGAAATCGTAAGGCACGACGATGGTTTGCACCTTGCCTTCAGCGATACCTTCAGCGATCTTCATTTGCGCTTGTGCGTTCATGTAGCTGATTGCACCGGAGTTGGCGTTCAGGGCTGCGATACGCTCTGCTTCCTTCTTCGCAGTGTTCACTTCCACTTCCTTCGCCGCGAGTTCCGCTTTCGCTTGTACCAGTTGGTTCGCTGCGTTACGAACGGCTTCCGATGGTGCGATGCTTTTGACTTGCACTTGCGACACCAGCAGCGCACCGTCCAGCTTCTCGCCCTTCAGCGTTTCCTTGACTTGTTCCAGAATCTTCACTTCGATTTCGGAACGCGAGTCGTTCATTGCGAGCGACTGGTAGTTACGGGCCACCTTGTAGACAGCGTTGCGAATCGCCGTTTGCAGGTACGAGTGCATCAGGTACGTGGTGCCATCGTTGGCCGTAGCGTGGAAGCTATGGCTCTTGTTGATGTACAGGTCCGAGACGCTGTTCGGGTTGATGTTGTACACCACCGTTACGTCGAAGTCGGACATCGTGCTATTGTCCGCTGCCAGAGGCCGGAGGTCTTGCACATCCACCGAGATTTCACGCACCGGGAACTTGATGATGTCGCCCACGATGGTCTGATTGAACGAGCCAGCGGTACGTTCGGTTGCTTCCACGGTCTTGTCGAAGTTCACGCGGAGGCCGACTTCGCCAGTTTCGATACGAGTGCAGGCCGACAGGGACAGGGCGATTGCTGCGATTGCGAACAGTTTCTTCATGATTTGTTTCTCCTATGTGGTTGGTAAGTAGTGCTACTTTACTGCTTGTTTAACCCGCTGTCAAGCGGTTTCTTTCGGTTCTTGCGTTGCTTTCAGCGGAATCTTCGTGAAGTCGATTCGCATCAGCGCACCATACTGGCGTTCCATCGAAGGAAGGACGCGGGTAGTCAGGAAGTTACCCATTGCTTCCAGTTGGCGCTTTTCCAGAGCGTCCATCTGTTCGATGTCTTGACGCTGGACTTCGATGCTTTGGTTCCACTTCTCCCGCGATTGCTCGACACGTTGTTCGAAAGTGCCGCGATTCTTTGCTTGACCCATGTTGTACTCCTTACTTGGTCGAATCTTGCACGTTTTTGACAACCTTCTTCACTGCGGTCTCAGTGTAAGGCTCCTTGGTGTCGGTCAGAGCACCGCCGAGGGTGACAACATCCGCCACTACAGCGATTGGTGTCTCGACCAATACGCCGACTGCGGCTTGGGTCAGGTGTTTCAGCATTCCGAACATTTCTTTCTCCTTAGTTGGTTGCGACAGGTAAGATAGTAAGGCTTCTCATCCCGCCTGTCAACAGCTATTTAGCGACTATTTACGAACCAATCAGGTTGCCAGTCTTCGCCTTGAGCGTCGTCCCAGCCGTCCTGCCAGTCGTCGTACTCGGTAGAGCCCTCTTGGTAAGGGTTCTCGTCGTACTCGCAGCCCTCTCTGTAGGCTTTCTTACCTTCGTAATACTCATCTGCGCTAAACATTGCTAGTCCTCTCAAAATAGGCGAGACGCTGGGCTTCCTGCCATCCGTCCCACCATGATTCACACTCCCACGTAGCCCGTTTGTACGGGTTGTCGCTGAAGTCCTTCCCTTTTCCGTAGGCAGTGTAGCCTTCGTCGTACGGTGTCATGCTCCCTCCTTGTTAATGGCAGGTGGCCCAGTTAGTTCCGATCATGTAGCCAGCCGTCAGCTCCACCTTCAGCTTGTAGTACTTACCAGCTTCGGTGACAGCTTTCGTAGCAAGCTCACCAGCACGGTTATAAGCCACGTAGAAGCACTTATCCGTATGTCCGATGTCAGACCATACCTTATCGGTTTGCTCAGCTTTAAACGCCGCACAAGCCTTCTTAGCAGCTTTAGCAGACTCGGACAGCTCCATCTCGCCTTTGTCGTTTTTAACCTCGTACGGCCCATCGAACTTGAACAGCTTGAACGTAACGCTGCTTTTAGTTACTTCACTCTGCGCCTCATCGTGGTAAGCAATGAGTTGCTGGCAGAAGTGCTCTCCTGCCTCGATCTTGGCCTTCCAGTCCTCAGCAAAGTAGTCCACCGACAGTCCTTCAGCCTTCAGGTAACGATCATGCAATACCATCGCTCGTTTTGCGCAGATAACACCGCACGACTGGAAAGCCGTGTTGATGACGTTACCCTTGCTACGGATCGGCAGCTTACGCCCATCGATACCCAGCAGGAATTTCTTACCGCCAGTGCTCTCCCAGTAGGCTTGCATCGCTTCCTTCAACTGCTTCAGCGGGAAAGCCTTCTCCCAGAACGCGTTGAAGATGATCGTAGCTTCCTCAATGGTACAACCCACCGTCTTCGCAACACGAGCGATCTGAGCGTTGTACGAGCAACCGTACTTCACGTTCTTCGCCGTACCACGAGGGAACGGACGGCCCAGCAAGGTCGAAATGTAAGCAGCCAGGACGGTATGGCAGTCGTTCGGCTTCTCAGCCGTCAAACTAACACCGTACTCCGGTCCACCTTCATAGCGGTACGTGTAGTGCGCCTCAACCTTCGCTTCCAGGGAGTCGAAGTCGTAGCCCATCTGGTAGAAATACTCATCTACACCGAACAGCTCACGCATCTCGGACCCATACATGGACGACACACGTGGGATGTTAGCCACCAGACGGTGCTTAAACCGGCTCGTAGCAGCTCCGCACGTATCAGCGGGAGTCGGAATCCTGCCGTCAACTTCGACCCTGTTCGCAGATAAGAAGCCCTTCTGAACATCGTCCTCGTCATCGGGGTCAATTCCGCCTCCAAGAATGCTGTTCCTCCTGTGTTTGTAAGTTAAGTAGTGAGAAATCTCTTGGGCATAGGGGAACTTTTCACTCAACTTCTCCAGCTCTGGATCAACCTGCTTTTCCATGCCGACTGTTAAGGTCGGATTGGTATAAACCTTCAATGGACGCTTCATGTGCTCGTGGGCCAGAAGTTTCCTTAACACGAACTCCTTACTCACTCTTGTTGAATACTCCAGCTCTACAAGCCTGTCAGTTTTAAACGGACTGTCCCAAGTCTGTTCCACATACTTCGTGACAGCTTCCTTGAACTTCTCCGCAGTCAGCTTCTTTTTCTTGCTGTCTACTGTAAGGTCACGCTCTTTATACTGGCTGGCGTTCCAGCCCATCGAGACAAGCCACTGCTTGATGTGCAGCGTATCGTCCAGCTTGGCAGGCTCCGTGTCGAACAGCGGCTCAGCAGGAATAGGTAGAGTGTACTCCTTACCATACAACGTTGCAACCCATTTCCCATCCACTTCCACGAACTCTCCACCGTGCTTCTTGGCGAAGTTGAGTATGTGGGTAGTCGGCTCGCCGTTAATCTTGAACTGCTTCGCAACCGGCGTAACGTCCGCCAGCTTGCCCTTCGTCAACGGCTTTGGCGGAATCAGCGGTTCCACCGTAGCACGCAGCTCTTCCATCTTCGCATCAAGGAAGCGAACATTCTCTACGGCTTTCACCTTGTTGAACGCGAATCCCCGGTGCTCCTGTCTGGTAATGATTTCAGCGACAGCCTTTTCAAGCTCGTACGCATCATCCCACTTCCAGCTCCCCCATTCGTTCAGCAACCACTTCCATACCCGTTTGTTCACATGGCAGTCACGCATCATGTAGACGCCCATCTCAGGGTGCCAGACGCGGAACTCTTGACCCTTCGGATCGTTCGGTTGTACCAGTCCCAGCTCTACAGCCTTAGCCCGCCAGTCGATCTTCTCAAGGCCCAGAACGCTACCGAAGTACTGAATGCTGTGCTGAGGACGGTCAGGGTTGAGCGTCTTTGACATCACCAGCGTATCGGTAATCTTGACTGCCTTGGTGCGGCCCTTGTACGTAATCGTATCAGGGATGCCCAGCAGCTCGCAGCCGATGGAGTAGTTCAAGCCATCGTTCAGCTTCAGCAGCAAATGGTCGTAGCTAATCGTATTGTGGCCGATCAACTCGACAACGTTCTCCATGATGAAATCGATGTGCTCTCCCCGTCTCACTTGCTCAGGGGTGAACATCCATTCGTCGTCGGAGTCAGCGTCTACGAAGCCAACGCAGTGTACGAACTCAGGGTCTTTCAGGCAGTAGGGGGAGGCTGTGTAATCGATGGATTCGGAATTCAGCAGGTTCTTTGCTTCCGTATCGAAAATAACTCTCAATTCCATATCAGTCCCCTATATTAATGTCATAGTTAAGTAGTGCTTCGTAAGCCCTCCTGTCCAGTTGTGATTTGTACTTTTCAGCCAGTTCGCAAAGCGAGCGCTTCTTTTCTACTCGGTATCGCTCAAATGCAGCCTCCGGGGTCGAATAGCAACCGTAGCGTACCTGCTTAATGCTCCCGCCGACTTTAGCCCTAAAACTCGGCCCGTGCTTCTCGACCCCTACAGGGTACACCCCTCGACTAGCCTTAGAATTTGGCAGTGCCTTGTTGATTTCTTCGGGGAGGAACACACATGTAGCACTACTATACACCTTATTACCTTTTAGCAAAAGGTCTTTATCGAGTTGCCAACCTTCAGAACGGAACCCTTTCTGCTTGCTTGCCCACTCCGCGAAGTCTTGAAAGTTCAAGAACTCTTCACTCACTCCGCATCCTGTGTACGTAGGGTTTTCTTTCTGGAACTGCTGGTCAGAACACCGGCGAAGCATTCTTGTCCACACGCCATACTCAAACGTCGCCACGTAGTCGATGCAGCCTTTGTACTTACCTTTATCATATCGGCCTATGCCGTGTACGAGCCTTGTCACATTTTTCTCCTTAAAATGGTAGGGTTGCTATCTCTTCATTTGTGTACCCGTCCTTACGACGAGCTGCAACCCACTCTTCGTGGGTTTGCATATTAGTTGTAGTCATCGCCGTGGATGATAGCTTCGACTTCTCGGAACTCGCGCCGAAGATAATCCTTGAACTGGCTCTGTGACATTCCACCGCCGCCGTTGTAGTAATCGATGGCTTCACTCACCGAGTCGTTGGTTTCCAAAGCACGCATCGCACGGGTCACAGCTACGTACAGAAGGTTCTGTTCCATCTCCGGCAGACCAACCCAGTCACCGCCGTCATAGTGGCTTGGGAAGTCGTCTGCCAGCAGCACTTGATCGTGCTCGCGGCCCTTGGCCTTGTGAGCCGTGGTCAGCACCACCGGAGCATCTGTCGGGTTATGGAACCCTTCCAACGTACGGACGAAGCGGAAGTAGTCGCCTTCTTCGATGATACGCACAATACGTTTCATCTCGCCAGTCATCTTCTCGGCCTCTTCCTTGTAGTCCTTCCAAGTCGGGTACGGCAGGATGTTCTCGTGCTTGACGTTCCGCATATCGTTCTTCGACAGAGCGAACGCTGATTCCAGTAGACGCAGGAAGTCTTTCACATCGATTTCCAGACGTACGTTCTCGCCACGGGCGATCATCGAGACGGCAGTGTACAGCAGGCCGGAGTTCGTACGGAACAGGTACATATACGGCTTCGTACGGTCCACTACGTTCCTGCCGATGATCGTTGGCTGGTCCAGTCCGGTAAGCGTCATCTTGCCTTGCAGAACAGCCGTAGCAACGTCTGCAACACCTTGACCGAAGCGGAAGCTCTTCGTCAGGGACTCGGTATGCCCGTCTACGCGTTGCATAGCGTTGATAGCACCACGCCAGCCGTAAATCGCTTGGTAGCGGTCGCCCACGAGCACGATCTTCGCTCCGAATTCAGCTTGACGCATCACGATGTCCAGCACGCAAGGAGTGCTATCTTGTGCCTCGTCCAGATACACCACTTTGTAGCCGAGGTTCGGCTTGCTGAGCTGGAACAGCTTCAGGTAGGTATCGTGCGTTGCCAGCACAGCCGACTTCGGATTGATACGATCTTCCCAGAGGCGCTTTGCCAGCCGCAGAACGTAGTCGCCGGAGGACTTGTCAGCGGCCAGCGTCTTCGCCATATCGAACTTCGGCAGGTGCTTCTCGCTGATTTCCGAGTCAGCCGACTGTTCGAAGCGTTCCACCGTTTGACGGACGAACAGGCCGACAGCGTTCTCCGTGGTAGCGAGTGTTCCCATCTCCATATCCATGATGCAACCGATCTTGTAGAACCGGGCAATCTCGGTGCCGGTGAAGGCGACGTTGACGTAGCCACCCTTCGGACGGCTCAGCTTGTCTTGTAGGCCACGGCCAAACTTGGCGTAGGCAATGCTATGGCCCGTCTTGCAGGTAACGTGGGAAGGGAACTTCTCCGTTGCCTCAGTGGCCGTTACCTTGTTGAAGGCCATGTACAGCGAGCGCTCGTACAGCTCCGCAGATACCAGCTTCAGCGTACTGGTTTTGCCTGAGCCTGCACCGGCCTCGATCTTGACGATCATGTGATTAACCGCAGCAGCGATGCAGTTCAGTTGTTGTTCGGTTGCCTTGATACTCATGTGTTCTCCATTGGTTAGTCTGTCAGTTCGACTTGGTAAGATTGTAGTGCTACGTATGCCCTTGGGTCAAGCGAATCTTTGAACTTTTCTGCTACAGCCCTTACTTGAGCTTCCTTCGCAGTTTTGTATGAAGCGAATGCGTCTTCCGGCGTAGGGAACCTTCCGAGGTTCTTTTTCTTACCGTTTAACCTTACCTCTGCGGCATATAAGCCTCGCCCCTTATCTAACGAAACTCCTATAGGATAAAGCCCGCGCTCCGCTTCACGCTTAGTTAAGAGCAGGTTGTCATCCTTCGGTACGAGTACACAAGTTTCCGGGCTGTACACTTTGTTCCCTTTAACCAGCAAGTCTTTGTCCAGATGCACTCCTACCTCCCCGAAAATAACCTGTCGGTTAGCCCAGCGGGCGAACTCTTGAAAGAACTTGAAGTCTTCTGACACAGAGCATCCAACGTAAGACGGCTTCCTAGCGTGCAGTTTATCACTGTAGCATCTTTCCAGCATTCCCTTCCACAAGACGTACTCCTTGGTCTGCCTTCCGCATACGTACGCTGGAAACTCCCCTCTCTCATAAACACCTACTCCGTAGACCATGTTTTCTCCTTATACCTAAAATAAAAGCCGCCAAGCGGCGGCTCTTATAAACTACTACCGGGTTAGACGCCCGTGCAGGTACGTGGATGTTATACTGCCCAACCCTCCACCAAGGCCGATAGCTGCCACGATCCAGCCCCATCCGTTATGGACGTACGACAGCAAGATCAGAGCCTCACAAGCTGCCATAATCATACTCGTGGGCAGAATCCACAAGTACTTCTTGCCAACAACGTTCAACTGTTGGAAGCTCCGCAGTCCAATGTTAAAGAAGCTCGTAAGGAACGCCAGTAGACAGGTCATTTCTGTTCCGGTGCGAAGAACTCTTTCGGGCGATTGTCGCCCTCTTTGTAAAAGTCCGCGTAGTACCGCAGCATACGCAGGTTGCACATTGCATGGTCCAGATGGCTCTCGCCGGTTTCAGGATCGGTGTCTTCGCCTCGCTGCCACGCTGCCATATGGCGCATTGCACAAGCGAACGGGACAGACCAATCCATGCCCTTCATCCAATTCCATGCCTTGTACTTCTTCGCACCGTAGTTCCAGACACGGGCCTCCCCTTCCAGTAAGGCCATCGGAATCAGCGAGAAATCAGGCTTGCCAGCGTTGTAGCGAGCGCCGGAGCCTCGTGAATCACTGTTGACATCCCCCACCGGGGCCACTTCTGTCACGCTGGTGACGCCGATGACGTTGTTCGAAGCGTCCAGAATCTCAGCGCTCGATACCGGGATGGCTACTTCGCGGTTCAGGCTTTCAGCGATGCCAGTCGCCATCTGTTCCAGCGAGAGAGTCGTTCCTTTTTCCGGCAGCGGACGATGCTTATTCTTCGACAGCACCTTGTAGCTTTCGATGTCAGCGAACCTCATGGAGTCCGAGGTCGCCCAGTCCCATTTCCCGGCTTCCCCGGTGTAGGTAGCACCGTTATTCAACCGGACGGATACGATAACGTCACGACGCACAGGGCAGACTTCCGTGGTACGCTTGGTAGCAGTAGCATCCCACTTACGCTGAGCACGGCGCTTCTTGGAAGCCTTGCTTTCTTCGCGTTTGATCCTGCGTACGGCTTCAGCGCTGTCACTCAAGAAGGCGTAGAACACTTCGACTGATTTGTGTTCACCGTATGCTGCTGGGCGGTTCTTGTGCGTACCCGAAGCACGGAACATACGCCCATCCTCGTCAACGCGGATGTACGAGTGCGGGCCTTTCCACGCGGTACGCTTTCCGTAGTAGCTGAAGCCCATGCGGAAGTACGCTTCCTGCACAGCTTCCACAGCACTGTCAGACATACCATACGTGTACACGTAGGTACTCTTGAATTGGTCAGTGATTTTTGCAGTTGCTTTGGTCATATCTTCTCCTTGGTTTGCCCTTTCGGGCGAGGTTAGAAAGTACGTAGCTTACACTACGTACGTTCCTCTGTCAAGTGCCGTGGCGTTCGGAATACCCTGCGCCTTGGCTGTTTAGTCTTGCGATTTGCTGCGCTCGGTGTTGGCAGGCCAGCTTGAATGCGTCGTCCCCAAACGTGAAGATTCTGAAGGACTTCGACTTCTGCTTCCCGTCCTCTTTCCAGCTTGCCCTCCAAGCGTGTTCACGGGATTGGTAACTTACCCCTGTGAAGCCTGAAGTATTGTTCGACATCTTACCAGAGTTTCGGCGGTTAATAAGTTGTGTTACCAACCTCAGATTCCCGATAAGATTGTTCAAGCCATTGCCGTCTTCGTGATCTACAGTCATATCCGAAGGTATTGGACCGTTGTGGAGTTCCCATACGACACGGTGACTCAGGTATGCTTGGTAATCGTGTCGTACGGTGTAGTACCTCTCACCCGGCCCTCCTGCTACTTCTCCCTTGCCGACTTTGACTTGCGATCTATTATGCCCACACATAATGTCTTTATTCCATCTCAAACAACCCGGAACCTCCGGGTCGTAGAGAAAGACTTCCGAAAGGTCAGAACTCTTTAACACCATTCTTCTCCAACCAATCGGATTTATCGTGCATCGTGTGCGTTTCGTTGCTGTAGTAGTAGTCACCTGCTACGCCGGTCTTGCCGGTCCAACGAATCTTACTGGCCTTCATACGAGTGGTGTTGCGTTCCACTTCATCCTCCGCTTCCTTGTTACGGGTGAACAACAGGTTACATGCACCAGATTTGAAGATGGAGCTACTGCCTTGCATATCCTCTTCGAACAGGTCGGCCCCGGTTGAATTCGCTTTTTGGCCCCCACCACTTTTACGTACGTGATTCACGTTAATGAACGTTACGTCATGGCTCTTCAAAAGCCCCTTCATCCACTTCAGGAAGACAGCTTGGTCTTCGTTCGACATACCATCCAGAATGTCCTGCAACGGGTCCAGAATGATGAGCTGGCAACCACAGCCGATAATCAGCTCTTCGATCTTCGCCTTCATCGAATCGAGGCCACCATCACGGTCTTCGACAAGATAGAAGCGTTCCGTACCATCCGGTCTGAAGTACAGCTCGTGCTCCTTCTGACGTACGTAGTCGGAGTCGAGATACGCCAACTTCTCCGTAACGTCCGCAATCAGGTCGATCTTCCGGCCCAGATGTCGGCTCAGCAGCTTCGTACCATACTGGCCCGCATCGCTTTCCAGCGTCACGATACCCGGCTTGTACGGACTGTTGAAAATCCAGAAGTAGGTCATCTCATCAATGATCGTACTCTTACCAGTGCCAGACGCGGAGCCGAGGTTGATGATCGTCTTCAGCGGGATGCCACCGGCCATCATCTCCTGCAACTTGTGCATGAACTTCGGCAGCGGAATCTTCAGCAGCGCAGCAGCTTCACGAATCTTGTCCGCAAGCGAACTCGACCCAACGATGCCATCCGGCGTGTAAGGCTTCGAACGGAAGTAGTCGTTGACGAACTGCTTCTCCAAACCGGCTTGCAACATAGCGTTCGGGTCTTTCTTGGACCATTTAGCCACGTACAGCTTGTTCTTCGGCAGTACCTTAGCGATCTTGTGCGTTGCTGCTTCCCCGGCTGCATCGTTATCCATACCGATGATGATTCGGTCAAATTTATCGAACCATTCATACTGCGCTTGAACCTGCTTCGCACATCCCGTCTCACCAACAGTCGGAGATACCACGGCGATGGCATCATAGCCTTTCGTAGCTTGGTACTCAGCAATCATCTGGTAAGCGGAGAGTTGGTCTACCTCTCCACCTACGATCAAAACTACCCGGCCACCATTGGGGAACCTGAATTGCCCGGCGAGTTCACAATCTTTACCAACAACTCCAACGGGACTGCTGAAGTCTTTTGGCATTCGCCGGACCTTGTAGCCGACAAGCTTGCCGCCGATAGTCGTAGGCGTGTACTGAGCATCTGGCTCGCCGGTTTCTTCATCATATTCATACCTTACTCCAAAAAATTTGTTCGTTTCGTCCTTGATACCTCGCCACCCCTTAGACTTAATACCAGTGTACTGCTTTATACGAGCGTTCTCTTCGTCCGTGATCGGTTCTCTTGTGCTCACTGTTTCATCCTCTTCTTCCTCGTCAATGCCGCGTGCGGCTTTTTCCTCGTCGCTTAGTAGCGTCCACTGGCAAGAATGACAGTACGCTCCAAGTCCGGGGCCGTAGATACTGAGATTGTCGCCCGCCGTATCTTTGCCGTTTCTGGCGCATCTAGGGCAGCGACACGAATGTGGGTAGCTCAGATCGAGTCCCCACTTGTTGTCCGTCATTTTCCATGCCTTTCTGTGTATCCTGCACCATTTGTATTCATATCTTGGATAGCTGCCTGACGGAGACAGGGCGGGGAGCTTTCATCGTAGTAGAAGTAATCCCCCCAGTTCATATCAACCTTTCACTACCTCTGTCCAAGTGAATGCTCCGATAGCTTTCTTAGTCATCGGAGCCACGCCGATTACGTACCGATCCGCCATCTCCACCTTTACGGCGTAAATGTCTTCACGTTGCTGGTTCAAAGCTTCGCCGCAGAAGATAACGGAGTCTACTTTTACCATCCCGATGACTCTGCCTACGTGGGCTGACCACTCATCTTTAGTGCTGTCCTGTCGTGGGCATACCACTACTTGCCCCTCTTTAGTAACAACGTAAGCAGTGTATTCCGTAGGCAGGCGTCGTCGGGTTTGTCTCACTGCGAAATCTATGTCATTGCTTACAACATCTGACGTAGCTTTCGTTAGGTTCATGCTGTCCAATTTGCTCATTTTTCACTCCCTGTGTAGTTCTCACCCGGAATCAGCTTCCGGTATTGTCGCCAGCCCTTCAGGTTGCCACTCCACAAGTTGCCGTCACGGGTTACGTGGGTGATGCCTTCTTCCCAGGTGTACGGAACCCACGGATGGTTCTGCTCGTACTTGCTAGGACGAATGCTGCTCTGGTAGTAGCCGTGCTTGCGAATCGGCGTAGCGCAATGTTCGAAAGCGCTTGCGTGCTTCTTCTCATCACCCACCAGACGGTCATATACTTCCAGCGACTTTTCCAACCCGTAGCCTTCATTACGGTAGCTGACAGCAGCACAACGAGCGCAGCTTACCTTGATTGCCTCTTCCAACGTCAGGATTGTAATATCCCCAACATCGTCAGCGTTTTCAGAGGGCAGGAAGAACATCTGCTCCTCTTTATCCCCACGGAACCAGTCCAGATACGGCAAATGCCACTCACCAGCCTTCAGCAGCTCCGGCGTGGAAGCCTTACGAGCTTCATTCATCACACGGGCCAGCTCATGCAGCGATGGGTCAGCCGCTCCGTGGTCACGCAGCCAGAAGAAGTTTTCCAGCTCCGTACCGGAGATGACGGTCTTCATCATCTGGTGTGCTTCGGTCAGGCGATTGAACACTTGCTTGTGGTACTTAGCGTCGTTCAACGCTCCGGCGATACCCACGCTCAGGAACCTGTGGAAATTCCACGCACCGAACGCCGTCATCTGCGCTGTGCCGTCTCCCGAAATCTCTTTTAGGTCTTCCACGGTTAGCATACCGTCTAGCTCTTGCAACAGGTATTGAGCCAAGGCATCGTACAGATACTCAGGAATGATGACCATTGCATCGAAGTCTTCTCCCTTGTCCTGCATCCCGCCTTGGTTCGCACCGAAACGTACCGGGCGTCCGTTGAGCTGCTGCACCATCTTGTTGAACGGTACAGCACGGGAACTGAAGCTGTTCTTCGACAGCATCTTGTGCGTATTCAATTCCGCCAGAATCAGGCGCGGGTATTCGATTTCGTACGTCAGGAATCGGACGCCCATCTCGCTGATACTGTCAGCTAGTATGGTAGCCTTGATTCCGTATTTGCCTTGAATCGTCAGCATCATTCCCCCAGAATCTCGATGATGCGCTTGAGTTGGTCAGCGCTCAGGAGCTTCCCGACCCGCACAGTGGTTTCCACATCGGTAACGTCGATGATGAAGTTCTTCAGGGGCGTAGCTGCCCCGGTCGTTTCCACTGGCCTTAAGCGAGACAACGTGATGAAAGACCAGCCGTCGCTGTCGTATTCTCTGCTACAGTCGAACGCGGGGCAGTCGGTCCCATCATCCTTTTTGAACGTCACGATTTCGCCAACGCTGGGCCCACTTTTGATTTGGTACTGTTTGCCGATAACGAATCCGGCATCGCTTGCGATAGTCATTGTTTCTTCTCCTTGTGTTTTCGTTCGGCAAAAAATGTATGCCGACCGATGGTTAAAATCTTCTTCATTTTGGAAGCCCACGTAGGCTTCACATAGTCACTATGAAAGAACGTAGCACTACTTGCGACAGGGGCTATTCTACGGACTTTCTTCAGCCTTTGCAACATCTCTTCCGTTGCTACTAGTCGCATACCCCTGTGGAATCCGCTGAACTGCCCGGATTCTTTCACCACTTCGCAGGCTGTCATATCACGGGTTTCCATCCTGTGGAGCACTACGTCATAGACCGCGCGCTGACCCTTCGCAGGTTCCCCTCGTGCCTCGCTGTCAATTACCCAAGCAAGGCACAAATCGTCCTGGCTGTATTTCGGAGCTACTGGGGCCGGAGGGACCGTGGCAGGGATTCCGAGCTTTATAGGCACTGCTACCAAAATAGCAAGCAACAGCCTTATAACGATACTCAAGATACCCCCAGCTTTGCATACTCCCTTACCGCTACAGATTCCGCAACACTAAGGTCGTCGTAGTACGATCTATAAACTACCCTGCCCTCGCTCCTAATCTGGACGTACCATCGCTGTACACGGGAGTGCCAGCACACGCCTTTTATCCCCGTCTTACTTTCCACCCTGCCGCTGCGATTTGTTGCGTTACCTATCGCTGTGACGACTCTCAAGTTCGATATGGAGTTATTCAATCGGTTCCGGTCCTTGTGATCTACACGTTTAGCTGGAAAGTTTCCGTAGACCATGCACCAGATGACACGATGGACTAAGTAAGTCTTGCCCGATATACGTACTTGCCTATAGCCGCCGCCTTTCACGCTCCCGACTTCTTTACCAGGAACAAACCTTCCTGACTTCACCTTCGCAGTAAGCCGTCCTGTCAGCGGATCGTACGAGAACATGGAATTCAGGTAGGCTTGGGTCAAATCGTCCAACATATTTGCTGTAACCTTATCTTCCATGCCATCTCCTTAGATCATTCAGAAAGTACGTAGCTTACACTACGTACGATTCTTTGTCAAGTGTCGATTATTCGTAACGCGTCACGGAATAGTTCAGCACGGTCTTGCCGTTCAGGTGCGTAACGCTGCGCTGGCTTCCCAGGTACGTGTTGACTTCCCAGCCTTCCTCCTTACCGTGTTCTTCCAGCCACGCTCCCAGCTCCTTTTTGTCATACGTACTGAGAGGACACTCGATGGATCGGTCCTCCGTGATCTTCGTCTTGCCGACGACATCCAAGCCCCTCACTTCAGCGGTAGCTTCAACGCCGTACAGGCCCGTGAGAGCCATAGCGAAGTCGGCTGGCGTCATGCAGACATCCACGAACT